CATTATGCGTGTTTTATTGTGTGTTGTTTGTTTTTTTTGTTATTATATATTTTTCTCTTTTTTCATTTTTTGTGTACCAAACTTCTACTTTCATGAATCTTGTTGTTTTTGTTCTTCTTCATATAAATACTTTTCTATTCTCTGAGATTCTTTATTAATTAAAATAAAGAGTAAACCTAGTATAGCACCCATACCTAATGAGACTGTTATTAGTTCTCCTATAATAGCTATGGTGTAAATACCCCCAACTATTACTACCAATAGTAGTAACACATATAAAAGACATTTTAATGAAGATTTATTTAAAGGATTCATAAGCTTGTAGAAAATGTTTATATGTACCTAACATATCCATCAATAAAGTATGACATTTATGAAGATGGTTGTATTCTTCTTCAGTAAGAATATATACTGAGCCTACTTTCACTACATTGTTATTAATTTCTTGGATATTTTGAGAATTATTTATCCAAATAAATTTAATACCATCTGAAGGACTTTCTCTTACTGTATCTATAAATTGATGGAATACTGAATCGTAAAAATTAATTGCTTCATTTCTATCAGAGAAATTTCTTAAATCATGAAGATATACTCCAGAATCTACAATACTTTTAGCTTCCTGTAAACAAAAACCAAAGATATCTTTTAATGCTTTTACGCATAATAACTTATTTGAAAATTTACGAAAATCAAATTTAATAATCTTATTCATACTTTCCATACTGGTTTTATATTTTTAATTGTTAATAATAATCTAAAATAATCCTAAGTAGACCATAAACCACTAGCGCCGCCAAGCTGTTACATGTATCTACTTAGGATTTCAATTTAATCAGTATGTGTTTCACAACAGATACATGAATAGAGTTCTATAATTCAACAAGTTTGTCATTTTTAAAAGGGAGAAATAAATCTCCCTTACCTGATTATGGATAGATCTGTAAGAAGTGATCTATATAACCGGGTTTTGTTGCAATATATACCCTATATCCTCCACCTAATTTAAATAGGTCAAAGTCTTTTTTGGGTATTTGCATAGCAACAGTTTCTACATCTTGTTTCCAATTAGTATCGAATAAACGATGTAATTGATTATGAAGATTGTCCATGTATGAATACATGCACTGTTGCTTGGATGCGATAGCAGTATTGATTACCACACCGTATCCTTTACTTAATTTATAAGCTAACTTAATTGCATCAAGCCAACTCAAATTAAGCTCTTTTTTAAGAGTCACAATTCTCTTGTATAGAGATATACTACGACTCTTTTTTTTCTGAATTATTATTCTTATCATATTATTAAGTATTAATGATTCAGATTTAAAGACATTAGCTTCGGTAGCCGTTGGCATTCGTTCAGCCCGGCAATTTAAACCTACTAGACCCTAGAACCCGATAATGCATATCTATAAGAATATAATGTCTTACATGTCTTCGTTGAGGTTGTCTTTACTCTAGGGAAATTGTATGCGTATTTCACAATAGGCATACAACGATTCTGCGTGACTTTCGTTGCCTTTAGGAGGCTATAATCAATGTTTGTAAAAATCTTTTAAATGACACACACGTGTTTCACAACAGATGTGTGTCTTACATTTTAACCAAAAGAATGTTACTGCTTTAATTCTTTTCTAACTTCATCTATAATACCATGAAAAACACTAACATTTACTTTATCCTTAAATTCAATATATGTAAATAATATCACACATATTGGATATAGGATAGGGTCGTCCAATAGTATTAACAATATTATCATATAAATAAATACTCTTAATACTAACCAAATGAATGATATTACCTTTCTCATATACTAAAATTTTAATATGACTCTGCATTCTTAATTAGGCTTGTCACTAACTTCGGCTGCATTATATTAAATTAAAAAGAGAGTTGTGTATCACTTCATACACTGGGTATTTTTACCATATAGCATTTAATAATAATAAAAATGCTAGCAAACTAACTACAAATAGTGCTGTGTTAGTTAATACTTTTGTTGTTTTACTTTCCATTATTGTATTTGTTATTAAATTCATTTACTGCTTTTTCTCTATTAGAGAATGTTGTTATAATAATCTTATTATCTTTTTCGAGAATAATAGACCATTCGAAAGCGTGCTTTCCAACTAGGATCACTTTGCGTCCTAGTGCATCTGTTACGATTGCTCGTACTGTATTATCACAATTTGATTTGTGATATTTCTTTTTGCTCATAGATTCTTATTTATTAAATGAATTTATTGCTAAAAAACATATTCCAACAAATATCCAATAAGCTAATGACCATTTAATAATCAAACTTTACTAAAATAGATATGCATTTTACACCTAAAACTTACAAATAGGGATTCTCTACTCTGGCGTTATGATTCTAGAAATCAATGTTGTAGTAGCTAAGTATTTATAAGGATAGTCCTAAACCTATTTGTAAGAAACTGGTGCCCTCAATGTCTTGGGAAGTTATTAGTTTTTTAAGTTTTAATATAAGGAAAGCAGTTTAACCACATGCTTAGGTGGTGCCGATAACCAAATTATGCTAATATCTAATTTTTATTATTCCTGTTACATAGCCATTTATATATTAACCATATAACAAAACCTATTATACATAAAGTATTAAAGGTTGTACGAGATAGAAAATGATGAACTATTATAGCTAGGAAAAAACATAGTACTATAAGTAGTATGTTAAGATTCTCATTAGATTGATTATACATAATTTTAAGTTTTTTTAATGGTTCGACAATTTAGGGAATGTGTCCGTTCCCTTTTATCTTTCGCTATATATTATATGTATGGATTCTTATGATCGTTGATAGTTTTTAGTAAAAAGGTGTTGGTGAGTGCTTTCTTCACACTCACCTCCTTTTACTAAAATGTTGGTTCCTCCTCTGCCTGCTTAGGCTCTTCAGGGGCGCCTGTACCTCTGTCAGCTGGTAATTTAGCATCGTCTGGTATATTCTTCCATGGAATGCAACTACGCTCTAAAATACGATTAGCAATACGTTCAACATCGTGAATTGGCATTGCTTTACCATCAGCCGAGTATGTACATTCATCAAACACATTAACTGTGTTGAACTTCTGCGCGTGAAGTGGGTCACCGTTAATGCGTATAGCTGCACCAGCTTTAATTATCTTATCACCAACTTTAGTGTCTTGGCGATACTTTTTAGCATGATCTTCCACTTTTATGGTGAATGTCTGTGCCTCTATTGCAAAGTAAGCATCAGAACTTTCGTTATAAAGTTCTTTACCCCCATCAGTAGACGCTTTAACAGTCGGCATCCACGCTTCTTTCCATTGGTCTTCTAGACCAGTTGGAGCAAAGAAGTTATACGACTGTGGTCTACGTCCAGACCTTGGATCAGTTCCTTTAATTTGAAACTGAGCAGAAATGTACTCTTGTCCCTTATTAGGACCGTTTTCAATAGTAGCGAAGTTCGCTGCAATACAAATGTAAGTTGCCATTTTGATAATGTTTTAATTGTTAATAATCTACCCTACGGGGTATTCCCCCTACTTAATGGTCCCGGGGACTTGAATATTGCTGGTCCCCGCCCTCACTTATACGGTATCAAAAATATTTTTTATAAAAAATTTTTTACAACACTTATTATTCATTTTCGTTCTCTAATTAGAATTTAAATAACAGCAATATGATATTTGAACAAGAATTAAAAGATAAAGGATTTGAAATTAAAGATAATCAACTCTATTATGAATTTAGTGACTTTGAGCTATTAAGAGCTAGAGTAAGTGAATGGGATTGCGCTGATGGTACTAAAGCTTTGAAAGTATCAGATCTTAGGTTAATGAATCCTATGGAGGAAGGTATGGCTCATATGATGATTTCATATTCACTTTACTTTAGGGATATTAACAAATTTTATGAATTATTAACACTTTTAGGTTATAAGATACGTTAAAAATAGTTAAATTATGTTAAAAGAATTAACAGTTAAAGAGGTAGAAGCTATCCTAAGTAAAGATAATAATGCGTATGGTATAGATAGTATTGGTGATCATGTATATAAAATACCAGGTTTAGGGTATACTGGACCTAAAGGAGCTACTAGATTTGTAAATGAATTAAGGCAACAAGTTAATGAATTAACTACGAAACTCTCGTAGATATGTTAAATAATCATAAATAATGTTAAAATGACACATTGTGAATGGCTAGAAGAACATGGTTTTATTAATATAAAAGACCATTGGAATGGTAATTGGAACTATAGAACTTATCAGAAAATATATGAAAATGGTGATCTCATAGAAGTAGACATTGAAATAGATTCAGAAAATGATTTTATGGATGAGTACTTGGTAAATTGTGAGTTATTCTGTAAGAATAAAAATGGTACTCATGATAGCTTTACTCTAAAATAAAAATTTATTATTAAAGAAAATGGAACAAAATTAGATTATAATACGTTCCTACATCCAGAGTAGGATATAATAGTAGTTTAAAATGCAATTAGTAGTAATATAAACCATTACTCTTACTCTAGATAACTGCAGTATATAATATATTATTATCAAACTATATCATGATGAATGAACCAAAATACTTAGAAATGATTAGACAAGGAGTTGTTAACATAAATGGTGATGATTTTAAAATAATCAGAGCATATGATGGATGCAGAGGGTGTTATTTTAGACAATTTGAAAACTTTAGTGGATGTCTAAATAATGTTGCACAAGGTATTTGTTGTAGTGCTGGTGGTCATATTCTAAGAAAAATTTCATAGTAATAGAACAAAAATTAATTAAGTACGTTTAGCCAGTATGGAAAATCAACAGGACATATTAAAGACCGTTATAGACGGTTTAGTGTATATCCCTACTAAGGATATGATAGTTAAGCCCTTAGAGGATGAATACGTAGAGAAAGAAATTATTAAGCCAGTAGAGACTGGTAAAAAGGACGAAAATGGTTATGATATCAATGATACCGAAACAGTTAAAGAAAAGGTATTAACTACGTTCAGAAAAGGTATTGTATTACGTCTGCCATCTGGATATCAGTGGCAAGATGAGAACAATCATCCTGAAGTAGGTGATGTGGTAGCATATCCTAGGAAAGCATCGATTGATTTTGATTTGTTTAAAGATAGTCAATTAGTAAATCCTTATAATGTAGTAGCCTTTGTAAAAGGAGAAAAATATTTTAAAGACTAAGCGTAGTCTTAATTAATCGTGGTTGTAGTTGGATGTACTAGGGGTTAGCATAAAGTTAACCCCTTTTTTATTGTATAAAATTTGCAACTTTTTTTGAATATTTGCGTTATGTGAATATGATTAAAGAAATGATAAATAACATGTTGGGTGAGTACTCAAAGTTCATTCAAATACAAGATGATGGTACAGTTAAGGTATTTGTTCCAGAAGACGTTAATAATCCTTCTATGAAAAATGCTACAGAATTAACATTATCTAAGAATGAAGCAATTAGTCTCATGGGTTTAGTAACCCAACCCAAACAATACGAAGTATGTGATTCTTCAAACAATTGCAGAATCATATCTGAAAAAGATCCTGATTTTGACGTAAACAAGTGGATTAAATTAGCACTTGGAACTATTAAAAAATAAATACTATGTCAGATTACCGAGTTACTATTACAACAGTCAGGGAAAAATGCCCATTTGATGCTAAACGGAAAAGCAAAGAATACTGCAAAGTATGTAAAGCTTGGAAAGATCCTTGTTCAGGATTAGGTATAGAAACTACGATTTCTTCAAGAAAAATTGGAGAAGATAAAATGAAACAAATAATAAATATCATTAAATAATTATGATTACAGAATATAAAGTTATTAAACCTTTTGGTGTATTAAAATCAGGTGATATCCTTACTTTGGATAATGATATGTATACGTTCTCTGATGAGAAATCTTCCGACTCACAAAATTATTATTCCCAAGTAAACGTAGCTGTATCATGTGATATGATTGAGGAATATGCTAAAAGTGGTTTAGTTGAGCCAATTGAAAATGTTACTGTTGAATCTAATGATGAGAAGAAAATCAGACAGATTCGTACTATTATTGCTCAATTGAAGAATACTTACAATCAACGTAAGAACAATATTGAGAAAAAGTATCAGGAAGGTAAAATTCAAACTTGTGTGAAAGTAGAGCATGATACTGTATATTTCAATATGATGAAATTGTTAAATAAACTCGAGGCAATCATAAATGAATAAACTAGTAAAAACCGTATCAAATGAAGAATTGATACCAGAGTTTTTACAAGCGCTTAATGGAATACTTAGGTTAACTGATAGGGAACTTGAATTAATGGCTACACTTATTAAAATGGATATGGAATACGTTAAGGAACCTAATACAAATAAGAATGTAGCAAACAGATATAATAGAAAATATATCATTGAGAATTTAGGTATTACTAAGGATAACCTAAGTAGATACATTAAGTCTTTCAAAGAGAAGGGCATTTTGATAGCTGGACCTGCTGAAGACGAACTTAGCGTAAATAAGGCTCTGATACCAGTTGTTATTGGAGATCGTTTGCAACTAACGATAATACTGAGAATAAAATGAAATGTTTAGATATAAAAACAGGTTCCATTCTTATCTATAAGAAATATGGTTTACTAAAATGTTGGTGGAATAAATTAATGAGAAAAGAATTACCATTTAATAAGTATACTCTTTACTTTGGAAATTCTTCTATGTTTGTAGAAACCACGAACATCAAAGTAAAAGAAAAAGATAGATATATAATTTTAGAACCTATCAAACCATATAGTAAAAAGGAAGAAAAAGCTCTTAAGTTAGAAGTAGTAGAACACGTTATGATGAACAACGACACAAAGGATGTGTTTAGTGTGATAAATATAATTAGACCTTCTACAATAGACGTAGAATCATTTACAATCGATGGTTTGCTTAAAAATAAATACTATAGAATAGTATATGATTCAAAAGGAAAAAACTTCTAATATCTATATACAATTAGCAAATAAATATAATATTCCACATCAAGTAGTAGAAGTAATTTGTAATCACCCGTTTAAATTTGCAAATAGAGTTATTTCAAATGATGAAGATACTAAAACAATAATGTTTGGGTATTTATTCAAAATCAAACCAAAAAGAAAGTATGAAAAAACCAGAGAGAATGAAAAACAAAACAACTAAAGCTTTTTTATATCAAAATCTATATCCTGTAAATCTTTATGTTACTACTCTGGATGATTGGGAAGATGCTTGTGATTTTTTTGATTTCTTTCTTACTACCAAAGAACTTAGAAATGATGAACCAGAAAGAGATCGTCCCAAACTAAGTAGTGTAATGGGAGCTACGTTCTTGGTCAGAGAGAAATATTCTAGAGCTGTTGGTATATTAATAGTACTAGATGATTTCCATTGTTCTACTTTAGCTCATGAATCAATCCATTATGCAGATGCTGTATATGATTATTTATCAATGAATGCAGAAGGATATAATGAAGGAAATGAACAATATGCTTATTTAGTTACTTGGTGTGTGGAACAACTTGAAGATTTTATAGAATGCAAAAGGAAGGAAAAAAGAATGATAAGAAAGATGACAAAACAAGATGGGAATTAATGCCTCTTGATTGTCTTGAAGATATTGCCAGAGTATATACAGAAGGAGCTAGGAAGTATGGAGAAAATACATGGCAATATCTTGATAATGGATATGAAAGATATAAAGGAGCTCTTTTAAGACACTTGTATCGAGCAGAAAATGAAACATTCGATGAAGAAACAGGATGTAGACATTTAGCTCAAGTGGCATGGAACGCAATAGCATTACTCTGGTTAAGTAAAGCTGAAGAACCTGATTTAATTGACAAGTTTTCATCAAATGTTTTTGGTGGTATTAAAAATGAAGAAGTATTCAATAGTTCATTTGGGGATAGTCAATTCTTTTACGAACAAAAAACTAGTACATCATTACCAGATAATAATATACAAGACACATGTGGAAGTAGAGCCAATGAATCAAATGAAGAACTTGAAGACTTATTTCACGAATTTATAAAAGAAGAAGAAATCTGTACATATAATCATGACAATAGACGAGAAGCTGGACAGAATTCTGTGGAATCAAGAAGTGATGTTGATGTACCTTCAACAGATACTAAAGGAATCAAGCAAAAGTCAATTTCTTGAAGATTACAGTGCAAACTTAGCAGCACAAGCAACAGAAATAATATTAGGACACAAAATAGTAAGAAAATAATATGGAATTAAAATTTAAGAAATTACAAGAAGATGCAGTATTACCTAGTTATGCTAACCCTAATGATGCTGGTTTAGATTTAACAGCAGTATCCTTTACTCAGGAATTTGATAAGAGTGGTAAGTTAGTATTAGTATATCATACAGGATTATCCGTAGAGATTCCTGAAGGTCATATGGGTTTGATCTTTATGAGATCATCAGTTTCTCAGAAGTCTATGTCAATGTGTAATGCTGTAGGTATTGTAGATTGTGATTATAAAGGTGAGATTCTTGTTAAATTTAAGATTACTACAGATGCTCTTCCTACAATTTATCAGCCTGGTGAAAAGATTGCTCAGTTAGTAGTAATGCCTTATCCGAAGATTGAGCCTGTCATTGTAGAGGAATTAGCAGGTGAAGATCGTGGTGGTGGATTTGGTTCAACTGATAAAAAAGAAGAAAATGAGAATACAGAACAGGGACGAGAAAGCGGAGCAACTGAAGGAGATAATCAATCAGTACAGTAAAAATCCAGAGTATGTTAATGCATTTTATACTAAACAAGAAGCAGTAGATGCATTGAATAGACATTATAAAAACAGATACATTAAAATAAATTTAGATTAATATGAATACGTATATTTATACAGGTGGCAGCTCATTGTTAACAATGAAGGATAACGATATTAAGAATTTTGATACTATTAGTAATCATTACTTAAATATTGATTGGGCTTGGGTAATTGAGGAAGATGGTACCTTTGTAGCTAATGAAAAAGAATATGATGTAAAAGCTGGTGATGTAATCTTGGTTCTCTATGCTGGTTATAGAGAAAAAGAAGTACCGGTTAAAGATAGAAGAAAAGTTAGAGATTTTGTTATTATAAGAAATGAAGATTTTTATAATAATTATAAATTGAATAAAGAATACGAGCAAAATCGTAATATGAAGGATTGCAATTGTTGCGAAGCTTGTGTTAAGGAAGCTTAAAGATGAATTTAGCAGATATAGTTGGTGGACAAGTGGTCATACATCCAGACATGTTGGCCATTCCACCATTTAAAAAACTTTGGGATTCATTTAAAGATAAAGATTTAGCAACAAAATACTTATGGTACATAGTACTTAAAAACAAATATGATTCTCCTTATGTAGAAACTATGGAAAGAGATCTAATAGAACCTACATTAAAAAAGGAGTTATTTGGAGATGAAAACTATGAATTACCAGAAATAGTAATACAAGCAGAAGATAGTTGGAAAAGTAGAACATACTCCTTACTTGAGTATATGTTAGATGGATTACTATTGAAACTTGAAGGTGCTGCTAAATACTATCACTTATCTAAAGATGACGAAATGGATTTAGATTCTATTAAAAAGCTTACAGATGGTGCTAAGAACATGGCCGGAGTAATAGAATCTATTGTGAAACTTAAATCTCAAGTAAGAGCAGAAGAGATTAAGAATAGCAAAGTTAGAGGCGGTGGAGAAATGAACCCATTTGAATTACCAAAAAAGAAGTTGTAGAAAATACGACACAATAAAAGACATTATAAAAACCTGCCCGTTAAGGGCTTAAAGAAATTGCAATTATGGCTAAGACTAAAACTAGTAAAAAGAATACTAAACCGACAATGATTATTTTTGATTTTACTGAAGTATATAACAACATGAAAGCAGAGCAAGAAAGAGATTTGGCTGAAGCTGCTGCTTATGCTATATCACACATGGATGAAAAAACAGAAAATAATCACACTACTAAAACTAGTTTATGGCAGAAAATTAAGAACCTGTTTAAACGAAGAAAGTAATTTATGATTGATTTCACAAAGAAAATCAAAAATAGTGATAAATTTAGAACCCCGGCACTAACTTATATAGAGTCGGGGTCTTATTGTTCCTTCCCAAAAGGTACATCAGAGTATTTCAATTTTTGGGAAACAGAGGCCGATAGATGCATTAATGGTTATACTGCAGATGATGGGGACTACATCACTGGGTATAACTATTTTTATTTAAACTATTGCCCAATTCAAAGAATTGTATACAAAAATAAAAAGAATAAACAAGGTCAAGAAGAGCTAATTAAAGTAAGAGAGTTAGCATTTCCTGACTTTTATGATTATGACTATTACTATTTTCAAGCTATTGAAATTGCACAAGATCAAGGTAAACACTTGTGTGTAGCAAAAGCCAGACGTAAGGGTTATGAACAACCCTACTCTGAACCGGTACTTACTCCAACAGGCTATGTTCCAATGGGAAGTTTGAAAGTTGGTGATTTGGTTATGAACCCCAACGGAAGCCCAGTTAGAATTGGGGATATAGTAGAACAAGGTACTACAGAAATTTATGAAGTGGAATTTCAAGATGGAAGAAAAGTGAGATGTGGCGCAAATCATTTATGGGCAACGTGTCGTAACGGAAAGAAATTCTATATAATGCGTACTGTAGATTACATGAAACGCAAATTGAAACAAGGTAGTCCTGGAAAAGAGCATTATCCATATAAGATACCAGAATTAAATCCATTAAATTTTGATGAGAGACCTATTACAGTAGATCCTTATGTATTAGGTGTATTACTTGGGGATGGTTACATATGTGGAGATCAAGTAAGATTTAGTACAGCAGACGAATTTATAGTAGAGGAACTGCAAAGAAAATTACCAGATTATATTATTGAACATAAAGAACAGTACAATTATGTAATCAAATCTAAAGTAAAAGGTATAAATGAACTTAATCGACAATTAAAAGACTTAAAAGTAAAAGTAAAGTCATATGATAAGTTTATACCTGAAAATTATAAATTCACAAGTATTGAAAATCGCTTTGAATTAATCAGAGGTCTTATGGATACAGATGGTTCTGTAACTAATGGAGCATGTAGTTTTGTATCTACTTCTGAGCAATTAATAGACGATATGATATTTGTATTAAGAAGTCTTGGTATAAGATGTAAAAAGTCTAAAGAAATACCAGGTAGAAACAATGTAGATTTTAATAACGGCAATTATTCTGATACTCGTCCACATTGGGAGCTCACGATAACTACAGAAGAAGACATATTTAAATTACCAAGAAAACTTGAAAAGATACGCAAAGATAGAAAATATAATTACAAAGGAATAGGTATTAAATCTATACGTAAAACAGGAGAGTTCGAAAAACAAAGATGTTTGTGTATAGATAATGAAAACCATTTGTATATTACAAAGGATTTTATTCCTACCCACAATAGTTATAAAGGTGGTTCTATGCTTTGTCGTAATTTCTTTTTAATACCCGGTTCTAAGTCTTATGTGTATGCCTCAAATAAACAGTATCTTACTGATGATGGTATCCTTACTAAGGCCTGGGATTACATGGACTTTATAGATGAAAACACGGCGTGGGGTAAGAAACGACAAGCTGTAAATACTAGTATGCGTCGTAGAGCTTCTATGATTGTAACTGATAATTTTGGTAATAAAATTGAAGTTGGTTATAAATCAGAGATAATAGGTGTATCATTGAAAGATAACCCAGATGCTGTACGTGGTAAAGCAGGTATGTTAATACTTTGGGAAGAGGCAGGTACTTTCCCAGAACTTAAAGCAGCATGGCAAATTGCTAGACCATCTGTAGAACAAGATGGCGTTGCTTTTGGTCTCATGATTATGTTCGGTACTGGTGGTGACGAAGGTCCTGCAGTAATGACATTACGTGAAGCATTTTATAACCCTAAATCGTACAATTGCATAGGTTTTGAAAATATATGGGATGATGGTATCCAGAGTAAGGAATGTGGCTTCTTTATACCTCAACACACTAATTTGGATATACGTGATGAGACTGGTAAACGATTGTATATGGATGAGGATGGTAATACTCTTCATGACAAAGCAAGACAGTTTATTTTAAATCTACGTGAAGAAGAATTAAAAGAAGCTACTAGTTCTCAACAAATAGATAGATATGTAGCAGAACACTCTGAATCCCCAGCAGAAGCATTTACTGAATTATCTGGTAACATATTCCCAAAAAAAGAATTACAAAAACAATTAGCAAGGATAAGAACTAATACTAAATTACAGAATCATAAACAAGTAGGTACTCTTACTCTAGTTAATGGAGAGATAATTTGGAATATACAGAAAACAGGAGACATAACCGAATTCCCATTACCAAAGAATTCTGATCCTACTGGTAAAATAGTTATATGGGAACACCCAGTTAAAGATGCACCATTTGGTTTATATATAGCTGGTATTGACCCATATGATCACGATCAATCAGGTACTAATTCATTAGGTTCTTGTTTTATATATAAACGTTTTCAAGACTTTGAATCATATTCAGATATCATTGTAGCAGAATATACAGGTAGGCCAAAAACTGCTGAAGAGTTTTATGAAAATGTTCGTAAGTTACTTATTTACTACAATGCAAAAGCAATGGTAGAAAACCAGAACACTGGTTTATTTACTTATTTCAATAACAAACATTGTAGCCATTTACTTGCTGATCAACCAGACATCATTAAAGATATTGTTAATAATTCTACAGTAAATAGACGAAAAGGATGTCATATGAATAGAGAAATCAAACTTTGGGGAGAAGGTAAGATTAAAGAATGGCTAGAAGAACTTAGGGATCAAAAACAATTAGGTTTAAATACTGTATTGTCTGAACCATTTCTAGAGGAACTTATTCAATACAATGACAAAGGAAATTTCGATAGAGTTATGGCATTTATGCAGGTAATGGTCTATAGAGAACAATTGTATAATATACAAGTAAAAAAGAAAGAGGATGTTGAAAAGAAAATGAGATTGTTTGATAAACCATTGTTTAAGAATACAGATGATTCATTTACATTCATGCCTTTAAATAATAATACAACCACATTTATGTTTACTAATTAATATGGAAAGAACAGTCAACTCGTTTCCTATCCAAAGATTACCGCTCAGCAAGAAAACTGAAGAATGGCGTAAAGATTGCGTAGATTATATCATTGGAATATCCGGTATAGCTTCATCTGATAGTATACCAGACGAAGAAGAAATGCAAAGCTATTATGATTTATATAATAGCATTTATAATGAAAAAGATCTAAAGTATGTTACTAATCCTTTTAATCAGGATGATGGTTTTCCAGCAATGGCACAGGATTATAATATAATACGACCAAAAGTAGACTTACTATTAGGTGAAGAAACAAAACGTCCATTTAACTTTAGAGTGTGTCGTACTAGTGATATTGCTAGTAGTGAAGTACAGGATAAGGCTAAACAGATGTTATTAAATTATATGCAAGCTGCCATGCTTGCTAAGTTAAGTCCAGAAGATCAAGCTAGATTCCAAGAAGGATTACAAACAGGCGAAATTCAAACACCAGAACAAATACAAAAGTATTTAACAAAGGATTACAAAGATGCAGCAGAAACAACAGCATATCAAAGCTTATTATTCTTACTTAAGAAAGAAAACATTTCTCATGAATTTATGAAAGGCTTTAAAGATGCACTTGTTGCAGGACTTGAAGAGTACTATGTAGGAATTAGAAATGGTGAACCAGTTATTAAAAGAATTAATCCTAAAGATTTTAAATATCCTGCAGAAGAAGGCATTGAATTTATTCATGATGCATCTTGGTGTTGTTATAGATCATTAATGTCATGGAGCCAAATATATGATCAGTTTTATGATAAACTAGATGAAAAGCAATTGAACGAATTGTTAGAAATAGTAGATCAAAAACCTACATCTGGATTTGGTCCAGACAAAAGTCCAGTAGATGATTTTGTTCATTATAACTTAAAATCATACAATAAATTACCAGACCATAATCCTTATGGAGATCCAGATAACATTGTAGTTTATCATGTATGCTGGAAATCACTTAAAAAGATAGGGTTTGTTACAATAATAGATCCTGAGACAGGTATGCCAGATGAAATACAGGTAGATGAATATTATAAACCTACTGGTGAAGAAATCAATGTTGAATGGAAATGGATTATTGAAGCATGGGAAGGATACAGAGCAGGTGATGATCTTTACTTTGGTATGCAACCATTAGAGTACCAATTCCGTAGAGGAGACAATTTAAATAGTGCTAAATTACCATACACTGGTGCAGCTTATAGTAATACAAATACTAAAGCCAAGTCATTAGTTGCTATTATGAAACCACTACAATACATGTATATCATACTTTGGTATCGTCTTGAAATGGCAATAGCTAGAGACAAAGGAAAAATACCTGTAATAGATGTTACTCAAATACCTAAGAGTATGGGTATAGATGTAGATAAGTGGATGCATTACTTAGGGGCACTTGGTGTAGCATTTGTCAATCCGTACGAAGAAGGTTGGGACATTCCTGGTAGAGAGGGTGGTAAACCATCACCATACAATCAATGGACTTCTATTGATGCAAGTATGTCTAATACTATTAATACGTACATTCAATTACTTGCAAAGATTGAAGAAATGGTATCTGAATTATCCGGAGTAACAAAGCAAAGACAAGGATCTATTTCTAGTAATGAGCTAGTAGGTAATGTAGAAAGATCTGTAGTTCAATCTGCTCATATTACTGAACCGTGGTTTTGGTTGCACAATCAGATTAAAACGCACGTATTGTCAATGTTATTAGATAGTGCTAAGTTTGCATGGAAAGATGACAAGAAATACTTAAATTATATATTTGATGAGGGTACTAGAACATTCTTGCAAATGGATGACAATTGGTCATATGAAGACTTTGATATTTTTGTAACTGACAGTACAAAAGAAAGTCAAGCCATTGAACAACTTAAGAGTCTTGTACAACCAGCTATGCAGAATGGTGCATCATTGTTAGATGCTGCTGAAATATTTACTAGCGACAATTTAAGTGTAATCAAATCCAAATTACAAGATATAGAAAACAACAGATTGGAGCAACAACAAGCAATGCAAGAACAAGAAAATCAACAGCAGCAACAGCTTGTTGAAATGCAGAATCAAGTTAAGGAAGAAGAACTTATGCTTAAAGAAGCTGAACTTGATCTTACTAAATATAAGATTGATCAAGACAATGCTACTAAGATTACTGTAGCTCAATTAAATGCTTATAGAGGATCTGAGAATATGGATCAGGATATGAATGGTATACCAGATCCTATTGAGATTGGTAATCAAGAAGTAGCTAGACAAAAAGCTGTATCTGATGCTATGAGCAAACAAATGGATTTAGCAAACAAGGCTAGAGCTGAAGAAAATAAGAAAGAACTTGAAAAGCGTAAAATTGCTGCACAAGAGAAAGCTGATAAGTTAAAAGCTACAATTGAAAAAGAAAAGATAGCTCTTGAGAATAGAAAATTGCAAGAGGCTAAGAGATTGCAGAAGATGAAAGATGATGCGGCTTATAAGAGAGAACAATTAAAAGCAAAGACTGCTTTAAAAAATAAAGTAGTTGGTGAATCTAAATCTAAAAAATAGGAGGACTAATTATGGCGTGTAAGGGAGGCTCTAAAAAGGGCGGAAAAGGTAAACCGGGTAAGACAGGTAAGTAAATATTACTAGTATGAAATGGAAAGATCTATCTCTTAAAGAGAGAAAACAGATATATGATAGTGTCAGGGTGAATAACCCTGGTGCTACATATTTTGATATCAAGCAACAATTTGATTCCATTCCTGCATATCAAGATGGTAAAGGTAAGACCATAAATAAAGCAGATTTACCACCAGAATACAGAACTGGTACTCCTGTAGACGAAAAGATGATTTTGGAATATATGAGAAATCCAACATCAAATAAAATGGTTAAGAATCAATATGATTTGTATAGAAATAAAAACGAATATATTGATAGACTAAATAAATTAATTCCTATGGAAATTTTAATGCCATTAGGTGGTGCTGGATTCGCAGGTTACGAACTAAATAAAGAATAATCAATATGGAAAATTTATACCCAGTATACCCAATTCCATCTTATAAAGACGGAGGTATACACATCAAGAAAAAGAATCGTGGGAAGTTTACGGCAGCAGCTAAAAGAGCAGGGATGGGTGTTCAAGCGTATGCCAAAAAAGTATTAAAAGACCCAAATGCAAGCCCAACTTTAAAGAAGAGGGCAAATTTTGCTAGAAATTTTGGAGGTAGAAAAAGAAAATGACAATATGATTACATTTTATAGATTCTGCGAAGCAATATTATTGAATGCTAAAAATTTTAAACATTAACAATTACAATCTAATTATAATTAATTATGGAAAACAATAGTAACGATACACTATTTGGATTTACAGCTATAACTGATATGTTTACTGAACAAGTTGGTAACACCATCTCTCAAGATGATGATATTGATGATGAAGAATTAGAGAGACTGAAACAAGAGTCTGCTAAAGCTAGACCTGCTACTCCTGGATCTAAAAATAAAAAGACAGAAGAAATTGAAGAAGAGGAAGAAGTAGAGGAAGAGGAAATCGATGAAGTTGAAGAGGAAGAAGTAGAAGAACCTAAGAAATCTAAGAAAGCCTCTAAGAAAAAGGATAAAGAAGAGACTGAAGAAGAGGAAACCGAAGAAGAAATTGAAGAAGAGACTGAAGAAGATGAAGTTGAATCTAAACAAGTATCTGCTTTATTTGATGCAATTGCTGAAGAATTAGAATGGGATTTTGATGAAGAAGAGGAGGAAGAAAAACCAAAGACTGTAGAAGAATTGGTTAAGTATTTTAAAGAAGTAATTGAAGAACAATCTACTCCAGAATATGCAAGTGAAGATGTTGCAAAATTAGATGAATTTGTTCGTAATGGTGGTAAACTAGAGGACTATTTCTCTATTACTCCGGATATCGATATTGATAATGTTGATATTGAAAATGAGAATGAACAAAAGACAGTACTAAGAGAATTACTGGCTAGAAAGGGTTACAGTGATAAACAAATTGCCAAGAAAATCGAAAGATTTGAAGATGCCGGAGTATTAGAAGATGAGGCTAGAGATGCTGTTGAGGAACTTCAGGAGATTGTTGCAAAAGAGAAAGAAGAGCTATTAGAGCAACAAAGAATCAAAAAGGAGGAAATGGTACAGCGCCAACAAAAGTTTTTTGATGACGTTGTCGGTGAAATAAAGTCCTTGGACAGTATACGTGGTATTAAGATACCAGCTAAGGACAAGAAAGAATTATTGGCTTATATATTTAAAGCCGACGCTAGTGGAAAGACCCAGTACCAAAAAGACTATTCCAAGAGCGTAAAGAATTTAATAGAGTCAGCTTATTTTACAATGCGAGGTGACACTTTGTTAGATGCTGCCAAAAAACAGGGTACTAGCTCTGCTATTAAAAATCTGAAAAATAGTCTCAGATCAACAGGCGTTAGTAAAGGTACTAAGAGAATTAATACAAGTTCATCTAACTCTATTTTTAGTCGTGCAGTACAACTACTTTAATTAAAAATAATTACTAACATTTATATGGATAACGGAATTTTAAATAATTTACAGATCGGTAGAGGTAAATGGTTCTCAGATCTTGTTGATGAGAATATGATTTCAAATGCAATGCTTACTAGACCGTATGAAGTAACTCGTGTTATTTCTTATGTATTCGGTTCTAAAGATGATGGTTATAGCACTTCTTTGGATGCAATTACTGGTGGTCTTGGTAATGTAATGACAATTGACCAAAGAGACTACGAATGGTCTGTAATGATCGATAGCGATAGAGCTGTGACAATTCGCTCTGCAAAATGGCAGGGAACAGAAATCACTGCTGCAAATGCTGACACAGTTATGGCAGGTTTGGGTAACACACCTATCATGTTGTGGTTAGAGGACAAATGGTTTGGTCCTGGTGCAATTTTGGAATTTGATAATAGAGAGTATCAAGTACGTGTTTCTGGTGCTCCTTATCAAGATGGTAATGAATGGGTTTATACTTGTTTCATTGCAGATGGTCAATCTAACTCTTATATTCCTGGTGAATATTTGTTAGCTGGTCGTCAAGTATCTCGTTTAGCTTCTGCTTACGAAGAGTACAGTGAAGAGGGTGATATCCTGAATTATAATACTCATTTCAAGATGAGAAACTTCTTGTTTACGACTCGCTTGGATTATGATATTACAGGTACAGCTTATTCTACAGTACTTTGGATTGCTTTGAAAGATCCTAAAACTGGTAAGACTTCTTATTTGTGGTCTGATTATCAGGAATGGAAGGCAATGCGTGAGTGGTCTAAGAGATGTGAGAGAATGATGGTTTACTCTAAGTCTAATGTAAACAAAGATGGTTCTACTTCATTGTTAGGCACAAATGGTCGTCCGGTTTACATTCCTGCAGGTCTGTTGCAACAGATTGCTCCGTCTAACAGACGTTACTACACTGAGTTAACTCCGGAATTGTTGGAAGACTTCTTGTTTGATTTGTCTTACAATATCTTAGGTACTAACGAACGTAAGTTTGTTGCTTTGACTGGTGAAATGGGTATGAGAGAATTTGACCGTGTATTGAAACAAAAAGCAGCTACAATGAACTTAATTGATACGAAGTTTATCAGTGGTTCTGGTCAGGCTTTAGTTTTGGGTGGTCAGTTTGTAACATACAAGATGACGAATGGCATTGAATTGACATTGAAACATTTCCCGTTGTATGATGATACTACTTATAATCGTTTGTTACACCCGGTATCTGGTAAACCGCTGGAATCTTATAGAATGACGTTCTTGGATCTTGGTAGACGTGATGGTCAAGCTAACATCGTTAAAGTTGTTCGTAAGGATCGTGAGATGGTTATCTGGAATACTTCAGGTTCTGTAGCTCCGGGAACTGGTTACTCTAAGAACAAGTCCACAGTAAGATCTAATGCAAAGGACGGTTACTCTGTTCACTTCTTAGGTGAGATGGGTATTATGTTGAGAGACCCTCGTGCTTGTGGAGAGCTGCTGATGGAGGTTGAAGATTAGTTCAAAATAATTGGAACTTATTATGGAAGTTGACGTTTATAATAGTGAGTTTAAAAATTTACTATTATGCGAACATACGAAGTATATAAGATAACCAACAAAGTAACTAATAAAATTTATATAGGAATAACAAATCAGGGCTCCGGTGCTAGATACAGACATCATTGGTATGAAGCTCGCATCGGAGAACCTGCTCCTATTCATAAATCCATGGCAAAATATGGAGAAGATAATTTCACATTAGAAGTCATTGACTTTGCAGAAAATGCCGAGGAGTTAAAAGAAAAAGAAAAATATTACATAAAATTCTTTAACAGCAAAGATAGAAAAATAGGTTATAATTTAACTGACGGAGGTGATGGAACTTTTGGTAGAAGACATTCTGATGAAACTAAAGAAAAAATGAGACAAAAAGCTTTAGGTAGAAAAGTTTCTGAGGAAGCAAAGAAAAGAATGTCAGAAACACACAAATTAAATTATTCTGATGAACACAGAAAAGCGGTTGCTGAAAGTAATGCCAGACGTACAAAGAAAGTATTAATGTTTGATAAAGATTTGAATGTAATTAAAGAATTTAACAGTTTAAAAGAAGCTGCAGCAGAAACTAAAATTCATTCTACAACTATTAGAAAATCCATAAGAGGAAATAAAATAAGTTATGATTATGTCTTTAGATTCAAAGATGCAGTATAACAACAAAATACTATGGATATTATATTAAAATTCGCCCGTACAAATCCATGGGCTGGAATAGCTAAGTATAAGAATTGTAAAGATTATATCAGTACTTACTGGACAAGATCTGGTAATAGATATACTGGTTTAACTCCAGAAGATGCTAGACGTTTGGAGAAAGAAATGGGATATGAAGAAGGCCACTTATCTCCACAAAGCGGGTTCTGGAAAACATATGCAATTGGTTTAGGTGCAAGAGATAAAGTTTTACACCTTGACAGACCTGAAGATGAACTTGCATATTTATTTTTAAAAGGACACAAAAGAGTAGCAAATGGTATTAATAATCTCAAGCCTACTCATGACTATGTTCTTGTAAATAAAGAAATTGAAGCTGAAGAAGCTAATAAAAGAAACAAAGCTAAACGTGAGGCATTCTCTGAATTTAACAAGATGTCAATTGAGGAAATGCGCAAATGTTTACGCTTATATGGTCACAAGACTGATAATATCAGTAATGAGCTAGTTGAAAGTAGTTTATTTGATCTTATTGAAAATAATCCTGACAAGTTCTTCTTGATTTGGGTAAACAACAAAGTAAGAGATACTCAATACATTATTGAAGCAGCTATTTCAAAGAATGTAATTCGTAAGTCTAAAAACATCTATTACTATGGTACTGATATCATTGGTAGAAGTTTAGAAGATGCTATTGCTTCATTAAATGATAAAAAGAATCAGGATATCAAAATGACTATACTTCAAGAAATCGAATCTAAGTAAAAGTAAACATGACAGTATTAGAAGCACATATAGCATTTAAGATTGAAGCAGATAAAAATGCCGTTAATATTGGTATATCTGGTTGTCCATCTTTTTTACCTGAGGAAATTGATTATTGGTTATATACAGCATATCTAAGTAAGATAGCTACCAAAGCTACTGGGAACAATACTCTTAGAATACCATTTGAAGGTAATGTAAAAAGAGTAGCAGACTTAGAAGGTTTAGTAAAAACTGATAAGGGATTGTCTTTACTAAGTGAATCTATAAGTAATAGACTTACTATGAATAATTTCAAATCTAGTATTACTTATGGTGATGATACTCAAGATAAGCGTATGTACTTCTTAGAAGGAATTTTACATTTTGGTAGTAATAAAATAGCTACAGTAAAACTTATTAGTCACGAACAAGCTACTAGATTCTTAGAAACTTATAATAATAAACCTTGGATTGAAGAACCTGTAGCAATACTGGAAGATAATAAGTTAATAGTATTTATAGATAGGGATCTTATGGTAGGTCCCTATACTATAGATATTACTTATCTAGCATACCCAAGAAAGATTAATAATCAAGATATTACGTCTACTCTAGATGAAATTCCAGAGTATATGCAATATGAAGTAGTTAAATTAGCTGCTGACATGGCGATTGAGAATATTGAATCTCCAAGAACTCAAACACATCCACAGTACGTAGCACAATTATCAGAGTAATATGAGTAGTAAGGAAATGCAAATGGAATTCGAAAGACGAATTCAACTTATTAGCCCAGATCTTATTATAGATGAGAAACCTAACTCTGATCTTATATTTTCAATACTAAATGAAGCTCAAGATAGGTATGTAATGATGAACTATGTTGGTGATGACCAAATGGAAACTGAAACCAATATACATACTAGAAATACAGATTCTATTAAGAGTTTATTAGTAGAAAAAGAGTTAACCGCAACAGGTACTACTATTAATGGTTTCACAAGATACAGATTACCATATATGTCTACTGAAGAATATTTCTTATATGTACATTCTTTTAGTAAAGTAAAAGGTACATATAAACAATACAAAGATTTTGTTAGAGTAGATAATCAATTAGTTAAGTATAGGGATCTTGGTAAGTTTATTAAAACTGCATACAATACACCTATCATTAGGCAACCTGCTGTTGCATTAGTATCAGATCCTACTACTAAATATAATTATATAGAAGTAGCAGTGGATTCATATACTACATTAGGTAATGTTACATTGACTTACTACAGGAAACCATTAAGATTCAATACTACTAATGGGGCTAGTAAATGTGAACTACCAGAATCAATTCATAGTGAAATTGTAGATTTAGCAGTTAATATGTTTATTACTGAAGGTAAATATAGATTACAAGTAAAACAACCAAATGATCAACAATAATGAAGTATATTGAATTACAAACCGCTTTTGAATTAGAAATAGATCAATTAGATAATAATCTAACAAAACCTACTACTTCAGATATTGAGTATTGGTTAATGGCTGGGTTAGATAAATTTATTAAAACTAGATACTCCGGTATCAATTTTAAGCAAACTGGATTCGAACAAGATCAAAAAAGAATTGATGATCTTCGTACATTAGTTACTAGAAAATCTTATCAATTTAGTACATATCCAGAAGAGTATACGGTTACTCTGCCGGATGATTATATGTTTACTGTAGGAGAAACTGCTGTAATATTTAGTTATGATCATTGTTGGCCTGTGGGTCCAAGTGGTCAACCAAGAACTAAAAATACAGATGTGTTAGAAGCCACAGTAGAAAATATAGATAGACAAAGACAAAACACTTTGTCAGAATATAGATTACATGGTAGATCTGCTAGACCATTAAGATTGTATGAAGGAAATGAAATCCATTTGTACACAGATGGTAATTACAACATAAGAAATTATATTCTCACTTACTTGAGAACTCCTAAAAGGATTAGTCTTACTGATGCTCCATTTGATGAGTATACAGATATGCCAGCTGCAACTCATAATGAGATAGTTAAGTTAGCGGTAGAGTTGTATTTGGAAAATAAGGCTAATCCAAGATATCAATCGTATATGAACGAAGTTAGTACAATGGAATGATTATACGAAATAGTTTAGTTTGACGAGGAAATCTGAAACACGAAAGTAGAAGAACTAATCAAAATGTTAAGCTAGACGTCTAATTAAAGTTTAACAAAAATAAAAATAAAAATTATGCTTAATCATGTGAATACGGTACTTATTGGTACTGATGCACCTGCATCTTATACGACAGTAGATGCATTGACAGAAGGTCAGATTGCATTATTTGATCAAAATAGAGCAATTGTAAAAGATGCAAATGGAGCAAAAGCTGCTAGTTCATTATACATCGGTGTTTGCGAAGGCAAAGAAGATGTTTATAATGGAGAAGGAACAAAATCAACTAAATCAGTTATTCGTTTTTCAATGCCTATCATGAAGGGTTCTAAACCTAACATGGTATTTAGTGAATATGTAGCTGCAGCTGAGGACAAAATTGTAATTACTGCTACTGATGTTGCTCCAGAAGTTGGTCATCGTTATGTGTTGCGTTTAGTATACACTGACATCTATGAAGCTCCAGGACAATTTACTCATACTTATGAAGTTATTGCAAAGAGTACAAGTGCAACTGATTTGATCACAGCTTTTAAGAATAAGATCAACAAACACAAAGAAGCTAGAGTAGTAGCAACTAGTTCAGCTGCTGTACTTACTTTGAATGCAAAAGAAATGCCATACAATGAAGGCATCATGTTGGATTCAAACTATTCTCAGGTTTCTGTAGAAGCGTTTATGTGGAAAACTATTCCTTCTGGTTTGTTGAGCAATGTAATGTATCCTATTGCTAATTTGACAATTGCTAAAACTCAAGGTACTCCTGGTAAAGGTAATCCGAAGATTGTTCGTGATCGTGAAAATGCAGCTCTTGGTTACAGAGGTATTACACATCGTGCAAATGGTATCTATCCGTACATTGCTCCTGAATTGAAAGCTGATTTAAGTGCTACTTACGATACATTGTCTATCGAATGGGATAACAAATATCTTAGTGATGATAATCAATACATCAAAACAACTCCATTAGCTTGTGAATTGTATGTAAATGCTGGTGAACTTGAAGACTCTGCATTTATGACAGCTTTAAAAGCTTTTGTAGAAGTTGCTTAATCAAAAAATATAATTCAAACCAAAAAGGGGATTGGGAGTAATATCCCTTTCCCCTTTTATTTTATATACGATTGATATGGAAATGAATGAATCATTGTATTATGCAGAAATAAAACTGCTAACTACGTATTGCCACAACTGCCTAGATAACAAAATGAAGGATAAAATAATGATGTTCTTACTCAAGAAAACATTATATGATAATGCTGTTGCTCTGAATCTTACAGATGATGCAGAACAGTATTACAATGAAATGCTGAATTTACTTGATATGAGAACATGTAATTGTACTATTAACGATTGTAAAAACTGTAAAGATGGATACTGTCAATTATGTAAATAAAGTAGGTAAACTAGTAAATGATTCTACTAAGTACAATGTTAAATTAGACAGAACATCTATTGAAAATGTAGTACTAATATCTCATTTTGGAGATCTTGTGAAACAAATAAGTGCTGATACTAAGCTTACTGAGGAACAAAAAACTAAGGCTTTAAAAAAAGTCAATAGATATATAAACTGTCTTAAGAAACAGATGAATTTCTATCCAGAAAAGAACATTGCTCCAGATTGTATTTTGACCGAAGTAGAAGAACACATAATCCAAGAGTAATATGAATAAAAAGATATCACAATTTGAACTAACAACTAAACTGCAAGAGCAAGACCTCATTACCCTTGTACAAGATGGTAGTAATAAAAATATTACTAGTGGAAGTTTTACTACATCACTATCAGGTACATTTGCTACTAATGAGAGAGTAGATGCTGTAGAAGAAAATGTTGAGATACTAGATACTAAAGTAAATGATAATTATAAAGATCTTAGTAATAAGATAGTAGAAGGAGATACTAGTGTAACTACTAACCTTAATAGTACTATCACTAGTTACTATGATGTATTGAATAATAAGATCATTACTTTAGATACTAAGCATGACACCGATATGTCAGAGATTGGCGGTACTATGCAAGAGTGGATAGATGATATTGATAATAGATCTACATTACAACAATTACAGGATGCTCTCAATAGACTTACTGTAGCTGAGAATACTATTACAGCATTATCTGAACTTATTGCAAATGGTGGAGGTAGTGGATCTGCTCCAGGCTATCATACCCAAAGTACAGCAACTATATTCCCACTATCTGGTTATTATAAAGGTAGTAGTGCGGCCCCATTAACTACTACAGATACATTAAATCAAGCATTATCTAAACTTGAGAATCAAGTAGAAGCAGTGGCTAGTAGTTCTGGTTCTTTACCTGTAATCAAGTATGGAGAAAGTACTCCTCCAGCAGATAACTTCTTATATACTTCTTTAAAGACTGCAGAAGATTATTTAAATAAGCATGGGGATACTGCGGATGGTAAAATAACAATGTTACAAGGTTTACAAGCAGGAAATACATTTCGTTCTGGTTGGGATGGAGTTGGAGCTAGTTTATATCCATTAGGCTCTAAATGGAATATGGAACTAGACAATCTGTTTGTTAGAGGTAATATGACAATAAACGAACTTACAGTAAATGAGATTAAGGCTGTGGGTGGTGATATTCTAGTTACTGTAGCAGATATGAAATGTATCGAAGTAGAAGAATTAGCAGACTCTTACAAATGCTACTTTGATGATCAAGAAGGTACTAAGTATAATCAATTTATAGTTAATGACTTAGCAATATGCCAAAAATTTGATGGTAAAAATGTTAAGAGATATTGGCGTAAAGTAAATGCTACTGGTAGTAATTATATCACGTTGTCTAAAGACGTATGCGAGCCAGGTAGTGGTAAACCAGAAGCAGATGATGAAATATTACAATTAGGTCATATGTACGAATCCGATCCAGACTACAATTTACAAATGGATGAGAGACGTAATGCAATTTTTATTAGTGCTAAAGGTGATAATGCTCCTAGAATCTCTTACTACAAGAATATTGATACTTTTTCTCTGGCTGATGAAGATGGCGTGGTAAGAGAAAGAGTTGTAATTGGTGGTGATAAAACTAAATTTGTAGGTACAATTTATCAAACTTCTGACACAGGAATCGTTAGAGTACCTGTGTATAGAGGTAATTGGGTTTCTGGCAACACTTACTATTATTATGATCAAGTAAGTCATAAAGGTAGTTTGTGGATTTGTATGGACCCTAATGGTACTAAAGATGAACCAAATGAGAATGATGATCAATGGCAAAAGCAAGTTTCAAAAGGTGAAGATGGTAAGTCAGGAGACGACAAAGCTAAATGGGTAGAAATTGTAGGTGATAGATTGTTCTTATTTGATACTCCGGATTTCTCAGGAACCCCTACTCCAAGAACTATTCATTTAACCGCAAATGTATATGGAATGGAAAATCCTACATACAAATGGAAAATGCTTAATGCTGAAGGAACCAAATTGTCTACACAAAGTTCTATAGACTTTCCATATACATTAATGCCAACAGACTCTCGTACATTAAGTATTCGTTGTACTGTTACGAATTCTGATGGTACTACTTACTATGATGATACTCAATTAGCTAAATTATCAAATGGTGCAGAAGGCCTAGATGCATATTACATTGATTTAAGTAATGGTACAGTTGCAGTTCCATTTAATGCAGATGGAGTTACTCCATTAGTAGATTTATCTACTATTACTACGGATGTTTATGCATATCATGGTATTAACCCGATTGCTATTAAAAGTATAACATATTCTACTACTTCTGGTGGAGCTACTGTAAGTATAACTGGTTCTAAAGTAACCCTTACTTCAATAAGTCAAAAACAAGCTAGCATAGACCTGAATGTAACGTTAGAAGATGGAGTATCTATAGTTAAGACATGGTACGTTAATAAAGTATCTAATGGTGAGAATGGTTTTAATGGGGAAGATGCAGCATATGTGTATATGTCTGGAGAACAATTCTTTCACTATAAAACAGGTAAAACAATTCCTGAAAATACCACAATTACTCTTACTGCGGATTCATTCAATATATTTAACCCATCTTACAAATGGTATTGGGCAATAGCAGGTACATATGATTGGCAATTATTAGCTAATGAAACAAGTAGTACATTAGTAGTTAGTTATAATGGTATCTATTTCACTAGTACAAAAAAAGATGAAATTAGTTTTAAATGTGTAGTATCAGGAGCAGGAGCAGAATTTTCAGATTTCATGACTATTAATAATGTTCGTGATGGTGAAAATGTATATAGAGGTGTTCTTACAAATGAAAACACTGGCGTACCAGCAGATTCAGGTGGAGTAGTAACAGATTATTCTACGGCTACTACTACAGCTAGATTGAAATATGGTTCCCAAGATATTACTGATTTTAAACTTACTACTTCTTTACAAACTGGTACTGGTAGTGTGACTTATACCCAAAGTACACAAACAATTAAATGTACATCGTTGACTTCTGATTCTGCTATGTGGAGGGTAGATTTTATATCACCAGCAAATAGCAACAAGGTAGTAGATAGTGTTGATTTTACTGTTACTAAATCTAAAGCAGGAGTAAACGGCAATGTAGGTAATAGCCCTATACAAATATTCTGTAGTACTTCAAATGCTGATACTGAACCTAGTAGACCTACATTTACATATAGACCCTCTTCTGGTGGTGCAACTTCTGGAGGATATATATGGTATCCCGATCCTAAATACAGTTCATCTCAAACTACTTGGATTAGTTCAGGTAATTATGATCCAAATGTTGGAAAAATGGCTTACGATGAAAGTATAGGTGGATACTGGACTGATCCATTACCACATTCTGGTAAAGATGGTGAAAAGGGTGATAAAGGAGATAAAGGGGATAAAGGAAATACTGGAGCACCTGGTTCAGATGGATGGAATGGCCCATCTTTAAGTTATCGTGGAGAATACAGTTCTAGTAAGTATTACGCATGGACAGTTGATCCTGATGTAAGAGATGTTGTTAAATATGGTGGCGTCTATTATATGGTTGCTAATGGAAAAAGAGGTTCAGCATCTTTTAAGAATTATACGCCAGGTAGTAATACTTCATATTGGTCTTTGTTTGGTACAACTTTTGAATCTGTAGCTACTGGGCTATTGTTTGCAGAAAAAGCTACTATCGCAGGTATGGATTTTTATAATAATTGTATTGCAGCTAGTAGTGGTAGATTTTTCTTAGACGGTAGGTATGAATCTGACATAACTAATGGTTGGCCAATTATGTCATTTGGTAATGATGCCGTGAAAGATGGAAAACCAAGTTCTACAGCAGCATTAAAAATTTATGGTGGTGGTACATTAACTGTAGGAGATGGAGAAGTTTCAGCCAATGCAGGCGTTACTGGTGGAGGAACTGGTAGCAATGCTGTAAGATTTTGGGCAGGAGATACTTTTGGCAATAAAGGATCTGCTCCATTTAGAGTATATCAAGATGGTTCTATGGTAGCAAATAATGCTACTATAACAGGTAAGCTTAGTTGTAAAAGCCTTTCTGTAAGTAACGGTTATCTTGGTAATTGGAATGGTCCAGGTACTTTATTTTGTATATATCACGTAGGTCGTACAAAATATAACTTGGTAAATATTGGTGGTAATTCAATTAGTGGTGTAACTACTTCTGGAGGAGGTTATGTATTTTCTCATAATTTTGGTACTTCTCAAGTCTCAGCTTTACACATAGGTAGTATGCGAGGTGGAGATTCAGCAGGTTTTGCTGGTAGTGCAGTAATAAATGAAGTTACAAGTACAACTGTTAAAATGACCTTTATTGATACTAAAGGAAATACTCATACATTAGATTCTGGTGCTGCTGCAGATATTTACTTTTTTAGAATGGAATAATATGAAATACGTATTAGATAAAAACGGAGTAGTAGAGTATACTGAAGAACAATTTGAAGGTATACCAGAATGTGCATTTTCAACAGAATACGCAGATATAGAAAATGGGTTCTCTTTTGTGATGTCTGATGATCATGTAAATTTTTATTTAAACCACCCAGAATATGATTGGAGACATTTATTTACAATGTCTGAATATTCTGAACAAGAATTGTACAATATTAAAACAGCTAAAAATGCAGAAATAGAGAAAAAAAGAGAATCTGAATACTCTAGTATTGCAGATCCTTTTTATATGGGGTATGTGAAAAACACAGCGCTAGGCAATGATGAGAAAGCTACAGAATACTATAATAAGTGGTTAGAAGCGATACAAACAATAAAAGAGGAAAATCCATATATAGTTTAATATGATTAAGAATAATGTATATTATGAATGGTTTGCAAGTATAACCGTACCCAATCCAGATCAGGTTGGGTACTGGGTTGACTTGGGAGCAGATTCAAAAGGTAGAATAATTAAAGTTTACAATCGTGATATAGAAAAATGGATTGTACTCTTTGATGTAAGTAAAGATGACTATGTACCACCATTTATTGGTTCTAATGGTAACTGGTGGGTAGATAATAGGGATACTGGAGTAAAAGCTACTGCAGAGACTCCATACATAGGTGATAATGATCATTGGTTTACTTATGATCCTATCAATAAAGTATATGTAGATACAGGTATAGAAGCTCGTGGTCTTAGTGCTTACGATATTGCAGTTAAATTAGGATTTAAAGGTAGTGAACAAGATTGGATTGATAGCTTGAGTAAAGCATCTGAAGATGCTGCTGTTGCTGCACTAGATGCAGCTAACAAAGCAAATGAAGCTGCAGATAAAGCTAACCAAGCTGTAGAAGAAATTGAAGGTATAGTTGATGATGCAATAGCTGCTACTGATAAAGCTGAAGAGATTGCTAGTAATCCACCAAAGATCGTAGATAATGATTGGTGGATCTATAACTATGAAACTAAACAATATGTTAATACCGGCATAGCTGCTATTGGTGATGCTTTCACTTATAAGAAGGAATATCCTTCAATAGAAGCAATGGAAGCCGATTGGGGTACTGCTGATGTAAAGTTAGGTGAATATGTGATTATTAATGCTAATGATGTAGAAGATCCTGATGATGCTAAGGTTTACTTAAAGACTCAAAGTGGTTGGAAGTTTATTGTTGACTTATCTGGTATGCAAGGTATTCAAGGTTGGTCAGCATACGAAGTTGCAGTACAACATGGTTTTGTAGGTACTGAAGCAGAATGGGTTCAATCATTAAAACAACCTGCATTAGATGCAGCAGCAGAAGCATTAGAAGCTAAAGCTCAAGTAGAAGCTACTGAACAAGCTGTTAAGGAAGCAGAAGCATTACGTGTTACTGCGGAACAAGGTAGGGTTGCTAATGAAAGAACTAGAACAATTGATGAAAACACAAGACGTGCTAATGAGTCAGCTAGACAAACTTGGGAAACACAGAGACGAGAAGCAGAGGATACGAGAATAGCTGCAGAGATCTCTAGAAAGTCTGAAGAGGATATTCGTAAAACTAATGAAGCTAATCGTATATCTGCTGAAAGTTCTAGAGCTAGTGCAGAGACATTAAGAGCTTCTGCTGAAGCTGAACGTAACACAAATGAGCAGAAAAGAATTGAGGAAGAAACAAAGAGAATTAGTTCTGAAGAGGGAAGAGTTTCAGCTGAAACTAAACGTGTAGATAACGAAGATGCTAGAATAGCAGCTGAAACAGCTCGTGATACAGCAGAACAGGAAAGAGTGTCAAATGAAGCCACTAGACAGGCAAATGAAGCGATTAGAGAGACTCAAGAGGCTGCAAGGGAAAAGAATACAGCTGATGCTATAACTGCCGTAAATGAGGCTAAAACAGCTGCACAACAAGCTACTACAAATGCTACTACTGCTGCTAACAATGCCAACACTCAAGCAGCAAGGGCCAAAGAATATGCAGACAATCCACCCAAAGTAGGAGAGGATGGATATTGGTATCTTTGGGATGAAGTTAATGATGTATATGTAAATACAGGTTGGCCATCTTCAGGTATTCTCTTGAAAGGTAGTCTTAATAGTCCAGAAGATTTAAATGACATTGTAGACCCACAGCTTAGTGATTCTTATATTGTTGGTACAGACTTATACTTTTGGAATGGTACAGAATGGGTTAACATGGGTAGATTCCAAGGGCCTCAAGGAGAACCCGGTAAAGATGCTGAACTTAGTAAAGCAGCTATTGAAGCTGTATTAGTAGGTGAAGTAACTACTCATACTCATGATACTAGGTACTATACTAAGGATCAAACTGATGCTAACATAAAGGTAGTAGCAGATGATCTTGCTAACAACTACTATAATAAATCCCAAGTAGATAGTAAATTTACTTCTGTATATATTTTCAAAGGATCTGTAGATACGATTGAAGATTTGCCTACTGAAGGTAATGTTATTGGTGATGTGTGGAATGTTCGTAAGAATGATACTAACTATGCATGGACAAGTGAAGGTTGGGATGCATTAGGTGGTACTGCTGAATTAGCATCATTGACAGCTAATGGTTTGATGTCCAAGGAAGACTTTGCAAAGTTACAAGGTATTGAAGCAGGTGCACAAGTTAATAAGATTGAGACTATTACTAAAAGAGTACTTTTGAATGCTGTAAATAAGAATGTAACTATACCAGAGGATATTAAGATCTCAGATACTGAACCTACTGAGGAAGAGATCATGTGGTTAGATCCTAGTGAAAACTATGATTTCACATTTGATGGTTATAGTCAAGCACAAGCAGATGCACGATTTGTACAGAAAGAAGAAGGTAAAGGCCTTTCAACAAATGATTATACGAATGCAGATAAAACTAAAGTAACAAACTTAACTGATTATGTTACTGGTGGTACTGGTGCTGTTACAGATGCTAATGCAGCTACTATTACTTTATCTAAAAAGAATCCAGTGAATGGTTCTGCAAGTACTGATACAGTAGTAATCAACAAAGCCACTACTACTACTGCGGGCGTAATGTCTGCTGCTGATAAGACTAAGCTTGATGGATTGAGTAACTATGATGATTCTACTATTACTCAGGATATTACCAACCTAAAAGCAAATAAACTTGAGACAATTGAAGTAACTGGTACAGGCAATGTAATTACTACAGCTACTAAGAATGGTACTAAGATTGCATTTGCTAAAGGAATTACTGCAATGACTCAAGACACTAGTGATGCAAGATACGTTAAAAAGGCAGGTGATACTATGACTGGTGATTTAACAGTAAATGGTATTCTAAACATAGCCAATAACAAAGCTATTAAATCGACTTCAACTACTGGTAATGTTACTGATATTTTATTGTATAATTACAATAATAATTTATTAATTGGTGCTGGTGTAAGCAAAGATAATGGTAGTACATATATATATGGTAGTAACATATATTTAAATACTGGAACTGATAATAGAGATAAATTAGTCATTACTAGTGAAGGGGAGGTTAGATACGCAGGTAAATTAATTTCCACAGTTGCTAATGGAACTGCACCAATAGAAGTTACATCTAATACAGTATGTAAAAATTTAAATGCTGATTTGTTAGATGGAATACAAAGTGATAGAATTATATATGGGGACAATGCAAAAGGAACTACAAATATAGGGGTTGAATCAGAAGATACTGAAAAAGCAAATTCAATTAACAAATCAGGTTTTTATAGAACTAATCAAGATATATCAGACAATGGAAAAACATTTGCAAATTTATTAATTCATTGTAATCATCCTACTGGGAATAGTTCGTTCCAAATTGGAACAGATTATGAAAATGGTCCATTAAAATGGAGACATTATAATGGAATAGAAAGTAAATGGGAATCTGCCAGGACTTTAGTAGATACTTCTAATCTAGAAGATACTCTAGCATACTGGTATGAAAACAATGAGAATGCTTCATCCACAACGTGTCTGACAGGTGGTAATAGAAATGTAATTGAATCATTAAGAAGTAAGTTTAAGAGATGTATTGCTATGCCTAGTGGTGATGATGCTGCATTAATTAGTTATTGTAATGAAGAGGATAGTTCTAAATGGCCAGATGGTACAAACATTACAATTATGAACAATCATCAGAATAGAATGGTTTATTTTCCAAAATACTATCACAAAACTATAGAAAGAAGCCCTGGCATTTGGAGAACATATACATCTGAACAGCAAATAGATGGTGATTATATTGAAGAACCTGAAATGTTATTAGGCTCATTTGAAGGAGCAATAAACGTAGAAGGTATGTTGATAAGTACAGCTTCACAGACAAGTACAGCTTCAAAAACAATGGCTGAGTTTGTTACAGCAGCTAAAACACATGGTTCTTTATGGGGAATTGGAGATTATAGATCACATGCCACTATAGCCAGAATGTTCTGTGCTTACTACAAGACTACTAACATTAGTACTTCTAATTCATCAATACCTTGTTCTGGCGGTACTAAACTGTATAATGCTGGTAAAACAGGTGGTACTATATCTTTAGGTAATAAGGATGGTAGACTAGCAACTTTAGAAGATTCTACACATTACTCAACTAGCTTCCTAGGACTTGAAGACTGCTATTACAGTAAGTGGGAGTTTGTACAAGGAATAAACATTTTAAAAGGTAAATACGTTGTATATGACGGAGGTTCATTCCCAGATAAGGATGTAGCAGAGCTTGAAGCAGCAGGTGCTACTAATATCAGAGTTGTAGGGTATGAACCTAATCCAGCTGCAACAGCAGCATATAATGGATGGACTAAAGCCGTAGCTCAAGGTAAATATGGTGATGTAGTTCCTACAGCACATGGTGGATCTGAAACTACTTACTATTCCGACTATAGTTGGTTTAATCCAACAGGAAATAGAATCTTCCTACGGTCGGGTGGTTCGGATGGTGGTTCTCGGTGCGGGGTCTTCGTGGCTGATGCTGATGCTGCGTCCTCGACTTCGTCGTCGACTTTCGGTGCAAGATTAGCCTTTTACGGTAAGATCGTTGTAGTTGATTCAGATACATTTAAGAAAAGTCAAGTATAATTATGATAGAATTAAGAAAAGTACATGGAGATAATATTCCTGAAGTAATAGAATACCTAGGAATGAACGAATGGGCTGTTAGATGGGATATTGAAGAAGTTAATTCTGAAGATATACATGGTTATGCTTATTATGAATTAAAATTCAATGAAGAACCAACTTATGAATCTTTCGTAAGTAAAGTTATTAGAACTAAATATAGTGCAGATGAAGAAGCAGCATTAAAATCTAATATGGTTGAACAATTGCTTAGTGGCAGTCAACCTATAACTAGATATGATGAATGGCAATCTTTTCAAACTCTTAGAACAGAAGCTAAAACAATTGGCAAACAAATATTTAATATTTAATTATGGTAATTAAAGTAAAATATAATGGGGAATGGGTTAAAATACCATACTTAAGTAGTGATCATGGTCGGGAACTAGTAGAAGAAGCACCTAAAGATGGTAAGCAATATGCTAGGCAGAATGGAGTATGGTCTGTAGTAAATATACCAGAAGTTGATTTTACTGATGTATATAATGCTATTGATACTAAAGTTGATAAAGTAGAAGGTAAGGGGTTAAGTACTAATGATTATATTACTGCGGATAAAACTAAAGTTACAAATGTTAATGAGGTAGTTGAAGCTGCTACTAAGAATATTACAGCAACAGGTATCTCTATTACTCTGGATAAAAGGAACTTAGTAACCAATGTAGTAGAAAATATAGAATTGAATCTTCCTGCATCTACTACAGCTTTAGCTGGTTTGATGTTACCTTCAGATAAGACAAAGTTGAATGGCATTGCTGCTGGTGCCGAAGTAAATGTTAATGCCGATTGGAATGCTACAGAAGGAGATGCATTGATATTGAACAAACCTACTATACCTACTGTGGATGTTAATAAGGAATATGTAGATACTCAATTAGCTACTAAATCTGATTTACCAGATTATACAGTATTCGACATTGTTATGGAGATAACATCAAGTGACAATCCATCTATATCTCAGGAAAATTATAATAAATTATTAGAGAAGCTTCCAAGCAACGCTGTTAATACACTTCCAGTAAGAGATAATGGGATGTATATATCAAGTCTTCTTGGTGGATATAATGCTAATGGTGATAATTCTATTTGGCTTTATCTAGAATCTAGTATGGGAGTACTACAGGATTATTCTATACAAATCTCTATATATCAAGATTTAACTGTAAGTATAGATTCTGGTTTAAAATATTTAGTGCCAACAAGTAACGGAATTGATATATTTACAAATCTAACACACGACGTTTCTGAGGATAATACTAAGCAGTTAACAATATATACTACAGGTGATGGAACTAAATCTTTAATGGATGATGGTGAATATCGTAAACTTCCAGTATACGGGAGGAACCTGTTGCTGGGATCAGGGAAGGAGGTAAGTAACTCTAGTTACAAAATCGCTGATTATTGGTTGGCGGAACAGATACCCGATGGGACGCAGGTCACTGTAACTATATGGGGTGAGATAGGGGACGGCAAAAAGTCGTTCGACTTATTTAATTCTGGAGCGTATGTGGGGTCATTAGCCAAGTTTCTTCCTACAGATTTTGTAAATGGGAAAGCTCACAAGACATTTAAATGGCTTACTACTTTAGTTGGTCATCAAGCGGATAATACACGTCTTGTTATATTTACCATTCCAAATACAGTTACCTCTACCTCTACCATCTACAAGATCAAGCTTGAATATGGTGATATTTCTACTGAATGGTCTCCAGCTTGGGAGGATATACCAGATCTAGAAGAAAGATATGCATACGGTGTTGAGTGGGATACTGCATCATCTAGTCCTGATGGAGTTAGAGTAGGTAATATGCAATTACATAGAGAACTACCTATCCAGAGTAAGATAAGGGGAGTAATACTGGATAATAAAGGTGGGATAAAAAGTTATCTAAATAATTCAAATTGGGGTAATATAAATACAGAATATTTAACAGAGTCTGTAATGACTGAAATACCTGAACATTGGTATAAATTGTACCAAGACGGAACCAAATTTAGAATGATGCTATCCGCTATGCCATTACCAGGATATAGCCATATCGATCAATTTTATATAAGTTCATTTGAGTCTGGAATAGATAGAGAATCTTCTACTTTGATTTCCTCTTATGGTGTTGGAAGTACAAATGTAAATAAAAGAGGAGGTGACAACACTGCTGAATGGGACAATACCTATCGTTCTCTGCTGGGTCTCCCTGTCAGCAACCTCACCCGAGACCAATTCCGACAAGCTGCAAGGAAACGTGGAAAGGGTTGGGAAATGTATACATATGGAGCACACAAGACTCTATTCTGGCTATTTGCAGTAGAATATGCTACATTAAACAGTCAAAAATCGTTTAATGCTCAAAAGGACGCTAACGGTTTCGCCCAAGGTGGATTAGGTCCGGGACCTACTCAAATGACGGATTGGACTAACTTCAATAATAATAATCCACTTATTCAATGTGGTTATACTAACGAATTTGGTAATGGATCTGGAGAGAAGGCATATGTGGTGAAAAATGCTTCCGGCGGTACTCATGCCACATTGATGGCTAACAGGTATCGTGGTATAGAGAATCCGTTCGGTCATATCTGGAAACACACTGACGGGGCCAATATACAGGTCACCACGGGCGATGCCGGATTGTCTATATTATGGACTACCGATGACCCGTCAAACTTCAGCGATACATCTTACACAGGCTATAACAAGAAAGGCAACATCTGCCGTACCAATGGTTATGCCAAGAAGATGCTCCTAGGTGAGGATTGTGATATCGTAGCTACGGAGATCGGCGGTAGTAGTTCTACCTACTGGTGCGACTACTACTACACCTCCACATCGGCTAACCGCATGCAATTGGTAGTAGTTGGTGGTCGCTCGGACGATGGGTTGAATGCTGGCCTAGTTGACGTGGGTACGACTAATTCGTCTGGTATTGCTAATAACATCGGGTCTCGCCTTTGCTTTTTCCCAAAATATAAGAATGACCCAAGATATGTTAGTTTGACTATTACTGGAAAACAGCCAGAGGCTGGTACAACTCCTACAGACGATGGTTATATAATAACTCCTAGCAATTACAATAATATCGCACAAAACACTGTTGTTACTATCTCTTGTGGAGTTCACGTCACTTTATCTATAACTGGTGATATTACCAAATACGTTTCTAATGGAGCACCTTATTCTTTTGTAATGGATAAAAACAAAACTATCAACATTACAGGTAACAATACTGGTGGAGGATCTAATTAAATAATATATTATGAAAAGAACATATAGTGATAGAGTACCCAATAAGATAGAAAAAGATAATGGTGGATATTATCTATATAGATGGGATATACAAGAAGAACTAATGGGTGAGTATATTGGTTATTCCTATTATGAAGTAACTGTATGGCCCACATTAACTGCTAATAAGATATTAGAAACATGTATTAATGAATTATGGGGTACAGACGTTGAAGCAAAGAAATTGAATGACTATAATGCTGCATTACTAGGGATACTAGATGAAAGCTATATAGATGTTTATAAAGATTTCTTACAAAAGAGAAAGGGATTGAAAGAACAAGTAGATTCAGATTTCATTGCTTATGAGCAAATGCAAGATGAATTAAATAGTGAACAAATAACCGCTATTACTTAGGATAGTACCGATTGTATTTTAAGAACTTTTGAATTTAATTGACGTTTATTAAATAACTGTCAAAAGATATCAGAACGCTAACTAATTTTATATTGGTTGGCGTTTTGTTTTTTCAATCCATATCCTATTATGCTAAATAAATTGAACGAATATATATTAATGTCCCAGGGAGTAGCTACGATGAATTACTTTAAAGATATGATAGATGATGGACCAGTCAAAGCTCTTACATGCATTTTTGCTGCTGTTGGAACTTGGCTTGCTGGTACGTTTTCTCCCCTGTGGTTAATACTATTGCTCTTGCTGTTGCTTGTGTTATCAGATGCTTTTCTAGGTTGCAAAGTATCTGTGTCAAACGGTATAAAATGTCAATCCAGACGATTTTGGAAAACTTTACGGAAGTTTGGTTGGTGTGGAGCAATTATATGGTTTGCCAATAGAATAGATACAGATATATTGAAATCGTTTGATGCTCATTTGGTAGAGTTTTTTGCTGGGGCTATTGCTGGTGTTGAATTATGGTCAATAATTGAAAACTTAGCAGCATTGTATCCAGATGGACCATGGAAGATATTAAACAAGTTTATCAAAAGCAAAGGAGAAAAATATCTAGATATAACAATAGATCGAGAAGATCTCCCAAAAATTAAGAAACTTGTAAAGAAGATAAAATGATAATTTCCAAAGTAAAGATAGCTATTGCCGTTATTTTTAGTTTCCTATTGTTTAATAATGTCAGACTTGCTAAGAAAGTAAATGACCTAGATAAACAAGTAGGTGTTGCTATGAACAATGCTCAAGTGTGGGCAGATATTGCAAATCAAAATAAAAATGAAGCAAGGTTATTGGAATTGACAGTAAATGATTTTAAAAATTCTAACGATAGTCTAATAAAGGTCGCCAGGGATCAACAAAAGAAGCTAAAGATCAAAGATAAGCAACTACGTCAAGTAGCATCCACTGAGACCGTAATTAGAGATACCACAGTAAGAATAATCCCTTCAAAAGAAAAGGATTTCTGTGTAGAGCTAAAACCAAATCAATTGACAACCATCACGGTGGCTAGAAAAGATAGCGTGTTCACACATACTATGGAAATACTAAATCATCAAGATTTATTTGTATATGAAGATAAAGTCTATAGAAGACGTTATAAGAATTGGTTTCAAAGATTAATTCACTTCGATTTTAAAAAAGATAAAATAAGTAAATATCAAATTATAAACTCTAATAATTTAATTCAAGTATTAGATACTAGAGTAATACATATATCAGAATAATTGCAATACATTTCAATTTAGTGTTAATCAATAAATAAATTGAAACTATGCAAAGGTTTTGACCCCGCTGCTTTAATAGCCATGATGAACAATGGTAATGGCATGTTCGGTGGTAACGGTGGTTGGTGGTGGATCTTCATCATCGTGCTCTTCTGGATGTGGGGCGGATGGGGTGGAAACGGCTTCGGTCGTGGAAACCAAGCAGAAACAAATTCGGATTTCGCTCGTTTAGCTGCTATGGGTAATCAAAACAACAATACAGACTTATTGATGCAAGCAATCAATGGTAATAAAGATGCAATCAATACATTATCTACTAATCTGAACTGCGACGTTAAGTCAATTGACAACGCTTTGTGTTCTATCCAGAATGCAATTGGTAAAGTTGGCGGTGAAGTAGGTTTCTCTGCAGAAAGAGTAATTAATGCAGTTAACGTCGGGTACCAGAATACACGTACTCGAGATAACAGGTACTTTTAAAAAGAACACAACGTACAGTTTAGGAACGGTAGTCAGTGTATCAAAACCCTATGACGAACCAGTGCCACCGACACAATTTCCGATGCCTATGCAAAATAGACGTAAGCTCGTGGATCTAGTGATTTCGTGTGATGGTGAACAAAGAAAACTGTCAGTATCTGAAGATAAAACAATGATGACCGATTCATCCATCGGTCTTACTATAGCCACAGAAAAATCACAAATTGTTAACATGGTTAGACAGTCTCTTGATGATTGTAGAATTAAGAAAGAGAGCCTGAGTAAGATTGATGAGGAGATGAGGAGATGTGAAGACATCTTAAAAATACTTAATGTAAATTCGGACATAACAACCAATGTGACAAAAGATTTCAAAGAACTTGATGACTTAAAAGCTGAAGTGAAAGAGCTTAAACAACTTTTACAAAACGTATCTGCTGTTCGTCCGGAAGTAATAAAAAATACTCCACCTAATTCTACTGAAGACAAAAAAGTAGAACCAGAAGGAGAAATAAAAAAAGAAATCTAAAACACAAAGGTTGGCTATTTAGTCAACCTTTTTTTATTTTAAACAATATGAGCACATTATACAATAACAAATACGATATCCTAGCTAGTACAATTCAACCCAACCCTGCTTCTGTTAAATATTGGGCAGATTTATCATCTAATGCAAATGGTGGAGATTTGAAATATTTTGACGGTACCAAGTGGGTTTTGGTAAATAACAAAGCTACTGAAGACATTAGTACTTTAAAACAAGATGTGGAAACTCTTAAAGAATCCAAAGTAGACAAAGTGGAAGGTAAGCAATTATCTACTGAAGATTATACAACAGCTGAAAAATCTAAACTTGCAGGTCTATCTAATTACAACGATAATGAAGTAAGAGAATTGATTTCAGCTTTAAATCTTAGATTGACTACTCTAGAAGGTGATTATGAAGCTTTGGAAGCAAGAGTTGCTGCATTAGAAACGCCAGCTGCATAAAATGGAATTAAAATTAAATAGAATCTTTCTAGGTAGTTCTGCAACCATTGGAGAATTGTATGTTGATGGGGAGCACATAGCAGACACTCTTGAAGATAGAGTGAGACCAGAAGGAGAAAAAGTTTATGGTAAAACTGCAATATCCGAAGGTACTTATGAAGTTAAATTAACTTATTCACCAAGATTCAAGAAAATATTACCAGAAATACTTAACGTACCTAATTTTAGTGGGATTAGAATTCACAGTTTAAATAAAGCTGAGGAAAGTGAAGGGTGCATTGGAGTAGGTGAATGGAATGGCAAAGACACAAATTGGATTTCTAATTCTAGAAAAACGTTTGATAAATTGTTTAAATTGCTAGAAACTGCAAATAAAAACAAAGAAAAGATTACAATAACTATAAACAATTTATGGAAAGCTGCAAAGAACTAAGAGAAAACAATCCGTATCTTTTCAATTCTTGGCGATCTATCCTCTATACAGAAAAAGGAAGACGAGCTGGAGTTGTTGAAAGGTGGAGAAAATTTCCTAATTTCTATGAGGATGTACACCATAATTATAAACTTGGTTTAAGATTGTGCCGCAAAAACAAAAATAAACCATTTGGACCAGATAATTTTGAATGGGTAACTGATTTAGAATTAGCTCAAACAAAACCATCTATACTAAAACTTACATACAACGGAGAAACCAAGACATTGAGAGAATGGTCAGAAGCATACGGAATGTCGTATAATGGATTGCGTATGAGACACATACGTGGTAAAAATTACACAGTTGAGGAGATTTTGTTTGGGAAAAAACGGAAAATAAAAGATAAATCTAAAAACTACCTTCTAAAAACAAGAGCATCTAAACTACTATCTTCCTACAAATTAAAAGATTGGAAATCTAACAGAGAATACAATTTAGATAAAGAGTGGTTTATTAATAATATTTTAAAGAAAGAATGTATATATTGTGGCAGTAAAGAAAAAATAGGGTGCGATAGAATAGATAATTCCAAAGGTCATACTTATGACAATGTAGTACCATGCTGCTATGTTTGCAACTGTGCTAGAAATAATAATTTCTCATTTGATGAAATGAAAATTCTAGGTAAAACAATTAAAAAAATAATGGAGGATAGATTAAATGACATTTAATTCATTAAATTCAATTATAGACGATATATTTCTCATACTTAGGGATAATAACATTTCCGAGTCTGAGAATCTATCACGTATACAAGTAGAGCAATGGATTCATCAATACAGAGCATACTTGATCAAACAAGATCTAGATAAAGGCAGAGACATAAATGAATCGTATGTTCAAACAATAGGACCATTACATATTTCTAAAGTACGTAATTGCCCTACAGATGGATACAATTATAAATCTGATGAAGAACTACCAAAGTTTATAGATTTACATTTTGGATCTGGATTGATTTGTGTAAAAGACTTAGATGGTAATTTGATTCAAGTTGGAACTGAAACCAAAGCAAAGTATCAAATTAATAGAAAATATACATGCAATGATTATATTGCATATCTTAAAGGAAATCATTTGTACATAATGGGACCAGAACATCTAGAGTATGTTAGAATAGATGGTATACTAGAGGACCCAACATCAATTGGTGAATGTTTTGATAGGGATGATACACCATATCCTGTTCCTGCAAATATGATACCTACGATTAAAGACATGATCTTTAGTAAGGAATTAAACTTGATGTTGCAAATGCCAAATGATACTACTAACAATAGTACAAATGATGTAAAAGTTCAATAATGGAGACGAAAGCTTATACGGGACACAATTTTTATGATTCGTATTCTAAGTATGTAGAAGACAACCCACTATACCAAGTTGAGTATAGAGTGTTTAGAGATATAATAAACGATTATTTCAAGTATCTTAGAGATGAGTTAATAGAAAACGGAAAAGAGGTTAAGTTACCTTGTAGAATGGGGACTATTCAAATAGTAAAACATAAACCTAAAGAGTATACTGGAAAGAGTCTTCGAATTGATTATGCTGAGAGCAAGAAAGCCGGTAAAGTTATTTATCATTTAAATGAACATTCTAACTTCTATAAATATAGAATATATTGGAATAAACAGAATATGATAACACCAAATAAAACCAAATATCAATTGGTGATGACAAGGGATAATAAAAGGCATCTTGCTCAGATTATCAAAAATCATATTAGAGATTATAGAGAATTATGATTACAAAATTAACTTCAATTAAAACGGTAATTGCTAAGATAATTGCTGATCTAGATTTGAAAGAAGACGACATCCGTATATCAGATGTACGAAGTTGGTGTGGAGAAGCAATTGAAAAGATTGGCGCTGTTACACAGTTTATTCCAAAAGTATCTGGTCAAGATGGTACTCCAATTACAAAACTGTGTGGACATCAAGCATCGTTACCATGTGATCTTCATCAATTACATCAAGTTGCATATTCTTTCAATTGTGATGGACCTTGGTTTCCTATGAGGAAAGCTACAGGTTCATTTGCTGTTTGGGGACATGACAAATGTTGTTGCAATTGTGGTTGTTATGATGAACTTGGCCACAAAAAGGAATGCCGTCATAATAATTGCTGTGAACATTGTGACCCAAATATGATTGTACAAGAGGATACAATGGTTAACTTGGTAGTGGATATGATTGGTAACATAGATAAAACAGAGGCTTTAGAATTACTAAATACCAATCAAAATCTACGTACAATTATTTCAAATCTTATAAACGAACGTACACATAACGATGGGTTCAATACAGCAAATCCTAGTGGTGGATTGCAATATAGTATCAAACCTGGATTTATAATGTGTAATGTTCCGTCAGGTTACTTAAAATTATCATACAGTGCGATACCTACCGATGAAGATGGATACGCTTTAATACCAGATTTAACTTCTTATACTGAGGCTATATACTGGTATGTTACAATGAAACTGAAGTATCCTGAGTATTTGAATGGTAAGTTAAATCGAGAAGTGTACTACGATATTAGAAGATCTTGGAATTTTTATAGAAACCAAGCATATGCTGAGGCATTGATGCCAAATGAAGATGGTATGGAGTCTATTAAAAATAATTGGAATAAAATCGTTCCAGAATTTAGAGATCACAATACTTTTTATTCACATACTGGGGAAAGACAAATAATTTATAACGCAAATGAACGCTACTAGACAAACAAATACATTTTCTGGGGGTCTTAGTATGGACGTAGATTATTCCGTATTGAAAGATAACCAGTATATATATGCAGAGAACATTCGCATATTAACAAATGAAGGATCTTCTTTTGCAGCAATGCAGAATATAGAAGGGTTCTTAGCGTGCAGACCTTCTTCAAATTTGTCTGGTGAAACTATTATACACGTTACCACAATAAGAGATTGGGCGATTGTCTTTACTAAGATTAATGGTACAAATAACAATAATGTATATAGAATTGATTTTTCTAGATCACAAGAAGAACCAATTGTAACGAAAGTAGTAACCAATAGACCTTTAGATATAACAGTTTCATCTAGTAATGTTGCTGCAATTAGTAGTGTGTGTAGATGGGAAGCAAAAGATAATGTAAAAGTATATTGGGTAGATGGACATGCTCAAATCAAAGTAATAAATGTAGACGATAGCCATATAAAAAGTAATGAGAACATTACTTCAGATAACATAGTAATGTTACCAAAGGCTACATTAGCACCATTTGAATTTAATGGATTTGGAACAGGTAGTTTAGAATCTGGAATGATACAGTACTGTTATCAATTGTTCAAAGTAAGAGGTACAGAATCTGCGATATCTCCACTTACTCCTCTTTATCATTTGAGTGATGGAGACCAAAAGACAAATTACAATGCTGTAAAAGGAAGTTCTAAAGGACAAAATACTAGTAAGTCTATAAAGCTACAAGTAAGAAACAATAGCACTGGATTTGATAGACTTAGAATAATCTCTTTATTCTATAAGGCAAAGAATGAGGTACCTGTAATATCTATAGTAGATGATATAGTTATTGGCACTGGTTCTGTAATAAACTACGAAGATAAAGGTGGTAGCTTAGTATCTGAATTAAGTATTGATGAATTTAATTCATTAGCCAATTACACATTTATACCTGAAGTAATAGAATCTAAAGATAATAGATTATTTGCTGCTAATCTTACTGAGGAAACATGGGATGTAGAATATGATGCTAGAGCATTTAGAGCTAATTCTTCTGGTAATGTATTATTGTTATCTAACTCTGGTTCTTCGTTAAACTTTGCTCTATCAGCATTAACTACTACAAACATACCTAAAGACCACGATTGTATATGCCCATTTAATGTAGATGGTAGTGCATACAAGTATACTACTTCTCCAACAGGAGGATACATACAGGGTGGTAAAGGCAAGAATGTATCATATAGGTTTATTACTACAGATTTACTAGAAGATGCATCTACTACATCTAGAGGAATGATAAACGAAGAATTTACATTCAATGCTTCTTCAAGATCACTTACTAGTTTAGGTATTAACTATGAAGGTAATGATAAATCAAATACAATAAGTTTATCATCTGGTAACAAAATACCAAACTATTCTAATGCCGAAATAGAGTCCAAAGTAAAAGGATATATGAGGGATGAGATTTATAGATTTGGTATGGTATTGTATAATAAGCAAGGTTTGGCATCACCGGTACATTGGATAGGTGATATAAGAATGCCATCTAATAAAGATTCTGGTTATAAGTTTTTTACTTCCAATGAGGCTAGTGATTATGGATCTAATTTATCAGTTGTTACTAAACCTCTTGGTATTGAATTTGAAGTAAAGAATTTACCATCAGACGTAGTAAGATATGAGATAGTTAGATGCGAAAGAACTCTATCTGATAGAACTATATTAGCTCAAGGAGTAGTAAGTTGCATTACAAATTATGATAGAGATTCTAATATCTTAACACCATTCCCATATCTAGCTTATTCAAATAAGCATGGTTACTATGCAAAGACTCACAACAATGGAGATTTCCAATATACCTTTAACTTGTCAGATACACAATCTAACAATTATTTCATGTTTGTATCTCCAGAGATAGCAATTAACAGAGAAAATGCAGATGCATTAATTGATAAGTTTCAAACAGTTGAAAAGGTAGGGATTATGACATCTCCTATTACTGCAGATGGTGATTGGGGAATAACGGATGGATCTCTAAAAGTATTAGCAAATGCCAAATCTATAAAGTATGATGGTACTACAATAAAATCAACCAAAACATTAGGAGGTCAGTCTAGTAATGGTTATGTTGCTAATGGAGCAATAGTAATAAACAATGATGATTTCTATTCAGCGTTACTTGCTAAATACTATGGTTTATATGTTGAAAATGGTGTTCAATCTGCTGCAATAGAAAGTGCAAAATATGCAGGACCAAGCAGTCCTTGGTTAACGAATGGTGATCAACCTTGGTATAATGCTGAAGCGATTACTATTGGAGATAAAGTATATTATAACTGGGTATGGGATAATATTAGAACCGCAGGAGATGGTGAAGTAGATAAGACTGATGCAAACAATGTTAGAAAATATGGTCCTCATGGAATATGTTCCATATTTAAGAGCAACAACATGATTGCTAACATACCATTAGCTGTAAGTACTTCTAGTTACAGATATGTTAATTCAGTTGCTTTGTGTAACATGAAGCAAAGTGTAAATGCATATGGTGGTAATTCTTACTCTGCTGTACAGAATTCTGTGTATATTACTACAGGGGCTAGTGCTGAATCTAGTATTTCCACAGTACTATGTTATGGTGGAGATACTTATCTAAACATATTTGATTATAATAACTGTATGTTTAGTTATAATACAGATGATTATTATAACAATAAAGCCAATAGATTATTCTTAGGTGCTCTTATACCATGTGAATCAAGTGTAAACCTAGCATTAACTCATACTGATTCATCTATAAATAGAACTTATCAAGCCGGTAATGGATATGCTAATCATTTTGTAGAAGATGATATAATTACTGTTGGTGATTTATATACTCAGAATACTCCATCATATGCATACAATGATGCCTATTCTGCTCAACCTAATGCAAAGAAGTTTGTATCTGAATCTATTTATAACATAGATAATCTATTAACAGATACTCGTATCATATCTTCAGAACTAAAGACAAATAATGAAGTTACTGATTCATGGACGAAATTTAAAGTAGCTAACTATATTGATGTGGATACTAAATTTGGTCCAATTAATGATATGAAGCTGTTTAAAAACAATCTAGTATTCTGGCAAACCGACGCTTTTGGCACAGTTGCAGTGAACGAACGTTCTATTATAACTGATAATAATCCCGGTACTCTTACTCTAGGTACTGGTGGTATACTAGATAGATATGACTACTTTACTACAATGAATGGTGAAAGTCCTAACCAGTTAAGAGCAAACACTCAATCAGATAGTACTGTATACTGGTATGATAGTAAACGTAATGAGATATGTGGTTTTAATGGTCAATTACAAACTGTATCTAAATTAAAAGGAGTTCAATCTTATTTGAATAAGAATAAAGACTTATTTAAAAAAGATCCTATTGCAGTTTATGATAAGAAATATAATGAAGTTCTGTTTACTCTGGGAGATAAAACTTTAGCTTTTAATGAGCAATTAGGAGTATTCACTTCATTTTATAATTACAACCCAGACTATTACGCAGAATTTAGTGATAAACTATACTTGTTCAAATCATTAAAATTGTTTAAGTATAATAGTGGAGATCAAGCAAATCTAGATTCTGACAAAGCAAAAGTGGCCGAAATAGAATTTGTAGTAAATAAAGATTATCCACAAACTAAGACATTTGACAATGTTGAATATAGTGGTGATTTTACTACGGATACTAACTTTAATTTGATATTATTTACTACAAAAAGACAAACTAGTGAGACATTAACTAGTGAAGATATTGATTACAGGGAGGATACTTATAAATTTGCAATCCCTCGTAATTCTTTGAAGCTTAATGAAGTAGAACAACTGGCTAACAAATCATACAAAGATAGGATGAAAGGAAAATATCTTATCTGTAATTATAAGTATGATTGTAATGGTGGTAATGAATTTAAAGTACCATATATTAGCACAGCTTATAGATACTCAATGATATAATATGAAAAAGAAAAACAATAAAAAGACTATACCAGCATATGCGTTTGGCATGGATCAGTTGTCAAACTACCTTGGTGGAGCTAATGTATTTGGCTCTGCCATTTCTGGTTTATCAGAAGAAGGTTCAACAGGTGATGTTGCAGGTAGTACTATTGGCAGTGCAGCTTCGTTAGCCGGTGCTGGTCTCACTGTAGGTGGTCCTATTGGTGCTGCTGTTGGTGGTGGATTAGGATTAGTGAGTGGACTTATTGGTTCAATTAAACGCAAGAAACAAATGCAAGCGTTAAGACGCAGAAAAGAAACTCTCAATAAAACCAAAATAGGTATGAATGCAGCAGCTGAAACTGAAGGAGAATATTGGGATGATAATGCTCTTGCATACACATTTGAGAATGGTGGAATACTCTCAGATTTAGCTTACTTGGACAACAATGAAATAGTTAGAGATGACTCTGGTAACATTGTTCAAGTTCCAAATACTCAACCTGGTACAGATAATCATTTAATTGATGCGTCTGCTTTAGAATCTGTATTATCTGACAAGATTAAAAGACCAGGAACAAAACGTACATTTGCTAAGGAAGGACAAATATTATCTAAGATGACAAAACCTAGCAAAGGCAAAGATAAATTTGCTGAAAATACAAACAGATTAAATAAGATGAATGCTAACAGAGCTTATGATAGATTGTTAGCAGAACAAGAAGCAGTTAAAGCTGCTAAAGGAGTCAAACCCAAAGTAAAAGGAATACCTGCATATGCAGATGGTAAAGGTAAAGTATTTAATAGAAGTACATCAATGGACCCTTTATCAATTGGTTCTCCTACTACTGGTGCTTGGTTTTCATATCCAACACAAACAGTAGATGCAATTACATATGCAAACGACGAGCCAATCTCTGTTGACATACCTCTTCGACCGATTGAATCTGAACCAACTGTAACAAGCACGTACACAAATGCATCGAATAAACAAGTTACAAAAACTCCTAGTACAAAGGATACTCCTAAAACCACTACAACACCACAAAAAGATGAATGGGTTTACTCAAACGGTAAAATGATAAAGAAATTAGACGCAGACAATCTGTTACCAACAAAAAAACCCATACTAAACACTTCCATGAAAATAGATTGGGACAATGTTGTTAAAGGTATAGACCCAAAGGAAGCTGATAGAATATACAAGGAAAGGCAGAAGTATTACCAGAATCTAAAAGATGAGGAATCAAATAGTAATTCACCAGATTGGTTATCGTTGGCTCCTACAGTGTATAATACTTTACAGTCATTAAGAGGACCAGAAGAAGAACCATTAGTATTAAATCCATATGCAGGTGCAATTAGAAGTACAATGGCTAGACGTAGAATGAATGTGGAACCTGCAAGATTAGCTAACAGTAGATCAAGGGCTATTTCAAATTATAACTTAGCAAATATTAATGCTAACACTGGTTCTAATTTAGCTGCAAGAACTCAAGCAGCTGTTGACGAATATGCTTCTAATGCAAATATGTATGCAACCAAACAAAATGCTGACAATGCTTACTTAGGAGAATACGCAAACACTCTTAATAATTTAGGACAACAATTTGTACAAAGTGAAAATATGTACAATGATCTTAATGCTAGAAATAGAGCTGCTGCTAGAAACTTTGGAGCAACTGCAACTAGTCAACTTGGTAAATGGTCTCAAGTAAATAGGCTAATGCAAAATCAATCTAGTAGGGATCAAATGACACTACCATTCTTAGCTGATTTCTTAAGTCAAGGATTTACTAAAGAACAAGTGGATAATTTATTAACAAGAACTAGAAATAGAGTTTAATATGGTAAATAGATATGACAATCCTGCACAAGCAGAATTCATAAATACATATGTTCCAATTCCATTTGAACAATTGTATACACTTGGTAAGCAGGCAAAAGAAAATGTAGATCAAGCACTGAAGGATTACTCAACAGCTTTAGATAAATGGGCTGAATTTCAATCTCCATCAGCAGCTGATACAAAAGCATACTATGATGAAACCTATGGTAGAGCTTTACCTGTAGCTGAAGAATTATCTAAGAACTTAGATATGATAAAAACTGCAGAAGGTAGGTCTAGGATATATTCAGCAATAAATAATGTAGATAGGGCTAAATTAAGTATGCTTCGTCAAAGTGCTGAAGGTTTAAAAGAAAGACAAAAAGTAAATCAACGTTTAATGCTAGAAGGAAAATATAATCCTTTGTGGCATGATGTTGATTTTACTGGATATAGCACACTTGATTCAGGGATATACAATGACGTATCCCCTTTGGGTTATCAATCAATAAAAGATCTTACAGATAAATATGTAAACAATCTCAAAGACAGTTTAATAAAAAAAGAAAATGGATTTTTATATACTGGTGTTACTGGTGATCAAATAAAGCAGATATTAGATCAAAACAGAAGTGGTATTTTATCTACTCCTGAAGCTCAAATGCATATGCAAATATATATGAAGCAGAATCCTAATTCTACTACAGAAGATGCAGCTAATGCATTTATGCAAAAAGCTTATACAGATAATCAAGAATATATACGACAAAATGTTGCTGCTGATCCATTTGAACTAGAGGCTTTGAGGCAAGATAATGCAAATTTAAGAGCAGGATTGAAGAAAGGTAAAACTGGTAAAGAGTCTGAAGCTCCTGCATCTGTATATGATATGTTTTTGGCAGATGCACAAAATAATGATAGGAGGTTAATAAATTCTCCAGATGTATTCTCTAGAGTAAGAGAACAACAAAATTTTGCGAACATTCTTGGAGAAAAGAGAGATAGAGCTGTAGAAGAATTAGAAGTGTATAAACAGGCATTAGCAAATGGTCAAATAACTCAAAAACAGTATGATAGAGCATTAGCAGATTATACAAGAGAATATCAACAATCTTCTGAATCACTTGCCAAATCTTTACAAAATGCTTATAGAGATGACATTAGAGAGATTTTCTCTAAGTCTGTAGGATTAGTACCAAACGAGACTAACCAAACCAAAAATCCAATTGATTATTATGACGGAGCAGCTAGAACTTTAGATATACTTATGCAACCTGCTTCGAGTAACGATCTTAGTATATACAATACTTTTAAATATGGGAATACGGTAAAAGTAAATTATAACGATATTCCTACAGATGCTTATGTATCTGGAACTTCTAGTGGGTTTAAATTGGCAACAGATTTTGTTAATAAATTAATGGGGGTTAATTCTAAACCGTTGTACATTAAGGATAATAACAATAAGGAAAGAGATTTTACCAAGGACTTACAAAACGGTGTTATAAAAAGAGTATTAGTAATTCCAACAAACACTTATTCTTCCTTGAAAGATTCAAATACACAAGATGTACCAAAAATGGCGCAAAGAATGACAATGCTTATACCTAAAAGTTCATTAGTTGCTGCAGGATATGATGAAGATAGATTAAACGATTTCTTTGAAGACAATCTTGGTGTAAAAGGAACAAGGAACATAAACATTAAAGCAATTTCTACAAACACTGTAGATAATGCTTTTGGTACCGAGAGTAGTGGATTGTGGACTACAACTTATGATAGAATACCAAATACTGGAACAGATACTTATTATGCAGTAGATGTAACCGCTGATATTAATCCGAATGATGTAAACAGGGTTAATTGGGACACAGTAAGAGATAAAAACAGAGCTGGTACTTCTTTAGCCAAAAACACTTATGTACTAAGACAATCGGATACTTATAGTACAGATTATTAAAAATCAACAAAATAATATATGGAAAACTCTATATTAGAAAACACTACTCCTAAATATGGGATACATGACAAATTAAGAGATCGTAGTATAAAATACAATCCTATTGCAGATCTAACATCATCATCATATGATGGTAACTTTGAGAATGTGTTACCAGAAGATGAGTATTCGATCGTAGATCAATTTACAGAAGACACCAAAAGAAGTAATTCCACAAATTCGCTTGTTACTTGGTTAAAAGATGCTACAGATACTTTTTTGAATAGTAGAGACAATATAAATTTAATGTCAGAGCGTGGTAAATTAATAAAAGATATATTACCAGTAGTTGATGACATTGATTATCAATTGAATTTCTTGGATCTAAAGACACAAGTAAAACAAGCTGAGGAAGCATTAAACTCTACATCTCAAGAAGATCCTACATATTCTACTAAATTTCAATATCTTTCAGAATTGCAAAGCAAATTAAATCAAGCTATGCCTCAATATTATCAAATTCTTGAAAAATATGGTGAGAAAGATTATACTGACGAGTATGCTAGAACTTCACAGCTGCTTGATTTAAAAGAAAGCTACATAGATAAGGCAAATGAAATAAAAGAAAATATAGATTATTATAATAACAATCTTAAAAGTAGAGCAGAGGACTATCAAATTTCACAAGAATTTCGACGCAAAGAGCAAGAAAATCAACAGAATCTAGAATGGAAAAGTATATTTAAACCAGATTTTTGGAAGTATGCTGCACCGAACTTATTAGGTTCTTCTTTTGCTACAGCAGAAGCTTATGCAGGATCATTGGGATCTGCATACATTGCACAAATGGGGAAAACTGCAGCATTACGTTCAGCAATGCGTTTTGGTGGACCTCAAGCCATGGCAGTTGGTGAAATTGCTGGACAATTGACCGCTCTTGCTGGAATCGCAGGTGGAGTAATTTCTAACGTTTACTCTAGACATAGAGAATCTTTAGCTCAAGTGGAAGGTGCTGCTAGACAGAACATGGAAAATATTCTAAAAAATGAATACAATGTTTCTTTAGAAGAATTAATTCCTGCAGCGAGACAAGAGTACAATAGGCAAAACCCTAGTAAAAATTCTAATGATTTATCTGACAACGAGATAATGGAAAGAATTATTACTGGTGAAATCGATATTGAAGACGAACGATTAGACAACGTTAGAAAAAAAGCATATTCAGGATTAGATAATGTTTATAATAATAATATGGCATTGTCTGCAATGGATATGGTCGAAACTGCAATGGTTTTGAAACCAGTTGGCAAATTAGTTACAAATACCATTTTGAAACCAATAGCAAAACCATTGGGTAAAGTTGCAAAAAAAGTATCAAAACCATTAACTAAAAAAATAGATGGTATAATTGATGCAACGATTGACATGAATCGTAAATGGGCATATTCCTCCCCAGCTAAAAAAATCGCAAGTGATAGTGCAAAGACACTAGCTAAAATTGGATTTATTGGTTTAAGTGAGGGTTATGAAGAGGCTCAACAAGACATATTTGATTATGACTACTTAAAAGGTAAATACGACAACGAATCTTCTGGTTTATTTAATTCACTTGGAAATTATGTTGGTTCCGGAATAAGGACAACGAAAATCCTTCTTGGCATGAATGGTGATGAGGGGTTATCTAATGATCAACAATTTTGGGACGACATGATTGGTGGTTTTGCTTTGGGTATATTTATGGGTGGGTTGCCTATTACTGCAACAAAAGGTAGTAATTTGTATAATGAATTCAAAGCAAATAAATACGTAAGAGAAGCTGTGGCAGATAACATCAAGAAAAATGATGACATGCTCAAGGCTACTATATATACAGACAAAGCAGTTCAAAAAAGACAAGATCAAGTATTAGAAGTACTTGAAGGATTTAAAACTAATCCACCAGAAGGATTGACCGTAGAGGATATTGAAGATGAAATTGCTCGTGCTAAAAATATAATGAGTACTGCCAATTCTGAAAATACTAAATTCTTAGCCAAACAGGCTGGCATTACTCCGGGATCTAAAGAATATACCGCATTTGTAGCTTTAAATGCATTTAATCTTGATAATTTGAAACAGGCTCAGGAAAATTTAAAGAATGCTGAAACTACAGATGACTCATTTTATTCAGATTATCAAAATATTCCAGAATTAGCAACGGTTGTTTTTGATGAAGACAAATTAAATTATTCAACTATAGGCAGACTAAATATTCAAAAGAGTGCTGTAGATGAATTGATTAATGAACTCAAGAGTATCGAGAATGCAAGTAAAGCTATGCCCAATGTGATTCCTACTAGATTTAGTAGAAATGCAAAAAGAATTACTTCAGAATTGAAAAGACTTAAAAAAGATATAGAAAAGAATTTATCAGAACTATCTGATGTCACAGAGGTTGACCCAGAAAGTATATCACTTGGTTCTAAAGAAGAAGAAGGTAAAAAATTATACAAACAACGTGCATTAGCAATTGCTGATTTTAAAGATGCTACCAGTCAATACAATATATTAAGAGGTTTGAAAGAGGACAAACATGGTAATAATATTTGGTACAATAAATTATCTGATGCAGATAAAAGAACTGTTACAAATAAGATAAATTCTATAGTAAACAGATATCTTTCTAATCTAGAAAACAATGTAAATAATCTTCAAAGAAGACAGCAAGAATCTCAAGAGAATGTTGAAACAAACAAAGTAGAGTCAGAATCTACTGTGGTTACTACAAATCCTTCCCCAACTACTACTAGTAATATTCCTAAAAAAACAATTTATAATACTGAAGATGATTACGCTGGTATAAAAATTGGTTTTCCACAAAATGAAGAAGAAACAGAAACTGGAACTCAACAAGGTCCATTTATATATGAAGGTGAGGAACCAAAAGAAAATAAACCAGAACAGAATAATCAACCAGAAAAAACACCAGATACTGGTAAACAATCAAAAAGAAATCTTAGAGGGGTGGCAATTAATCCAGATGACATGCCGAGTACTCCAAAAAAAGAAGAAAAATCTAGTAAACCAACGCTTGATAAAAGATCAATCAGAGGTGTGGGAGCAGATTCACAATTACTTCAGGATAATAACGAAAAAAAACCAATTGTTCCTGAAAATAAACCAGTAGTTTCTTCTGCCATAAAAAAGGAGATAGAAAAACATCCAGATGCTGTAGTTTCTCAAGATGTTTACATACCATCTGCCGAAGAGGCAGCAGCAGATGCAGATGCAGCCGCAGCAGCAATGTTAGATCCGGGGAACTATGTGAATGATTCTTCATCTTCTGTTACTTTGCACAAAGTGACTATGGATGGTATGCCTCAAGATGTAACAAAATATTCTCTTACTAATCCTATAAAGGATCAAGATTTAACAAACGAAGAGTTGACAGGTAAATCTATTGAGATATCTAGAGCTACAGAAGCAGTAGCAGATGGTGGAGTTGAAGATATTAACCAAATTGCCAGATCAAGTATACTTGATGATATTTATGCAAATATGGGGAACACTTCAAATGATAAAGTTTCTCATACTTTCTTTTATGCTTACGATAATGAAAAACCATTAGAAACAGATGCAAAAAATGGTAAGGAATTATCTGAATTTCTTGCAGATCCAAAAGCATTAGACGGTGCAGATATTTACTTTGATGTAGTGTCTTGGAATGGAGAATATAAACCTGGAAAACCGGAAACATACGATAGTGCTGCAGTAAGATTAATTATCGAAAAGAACGGTAATAAGTATATTCTTTCGTTAAAAGAACCGACAAATGCAAAAATATTGCTAAATAGGATAAACAACGATAAAAATTTAACTGGAAAAGCATTAGAAGAAGCTGAAAGAAAAGACAAAGAAGCAATTCAACGACTTGAAGATTATAGAAATTCCATAATACGTGCATTTGAAGAACTATCCCCAAATAAGAAACTTACACCAACAAATATTTCTAGGAGTAATGGATTTTTAAAATCAAACAAAGAAGAAAATGGTAGATCTATTCAAAGACCAATACAAGAAATAAAAGGATTTAATATACCACAAGATCCTTATCAAATCAATTCTGATACTGTGGATATAGGAATCGGTGGTGGTGCTCTTACTGGCAATACTGTGGTAGATAAAGATGGACAATTAAAGTCTGGTAAAGGTGGTTCTGGTACAATTTATATATATCCTAAGGCAAGTAGTACACCATCTGGTACAAATACTACAAATGTACAGGTACAACTTGCTAGATTTAATGATACAGAAGCAAATGCTATTTACTCATTAATTACAAAATATAACGCATCTGAAGTTGACACTATAGTAAACAAAAAAACCGGAATAGATACTGGTATATCTGCACATAAATTGTTAACCTTTATGGTAAGGTTTGGACCTAGAACCATAGTAAGCCCACAATTATACAGCAAGGCTCCTCATTTATATCCAAAGCAATTTAATTTAGAAAACAACATATTAACCATTGGGAATGGTGTGTATGATATAACTAACTTAACAGCTCAAGATAAAACTGATATAATTAATTATATCAAAAATACAATGCACTGGAGAGTTGATAAAAGTACAATATTTGGAAATATAGATGAAGCGTTTCCAGAAGTAAAATTATATTTTGAAAATCATCCAGAAGCTAACGAATTAGAGGTGTTTAAAGACTTCAAATTTGAAAGAGGTCAATTTGGTTTAACCGAAGCTCACGATAAGCCAATGTCTACTTTGGGTTGGTACATTAACAAATCTCTAATAAGAAGTGATGCTAGTGATACTTTATTTCATGCTCCATTTTTGTATGCAGAAGGATTGAATGAGGAAGAAATAAAAACTCCAATAGTAGTTGATAAACCAATTAATGAAACAAATGTTCCAAAGAAAAAAACAAGTATCAGAGGAAATGGAAATCCTTTCATGAAAGGTTTAGAGGATTTTGGAGCACCTAAAAAATACAACGGCCCTTACAAGGAAACATTAAACAGTGAAGAGGTAAATTGGTTACGTAAAAAATTAGGTATTTCATCAGATTCTATTTCAGTAGTTGACAAGATATTGGATTTAACTAAGACCATGGGTATTCAAGCTATGGGTCTTATGAGAGCTGACAACATCACATTGTTCTCTGGTGCTGAAAGAGGTACGGCTTATCATGAAGCTTTTCACAGAGTATCTTTACTACTACTTTCTCCAGAAGAAAGACGTAAGTTATATGCTGCATATAAAGCTAAAACTAATTTTAAAGGTACTGATTTGGAACTTGAAGAGAATTTGGCAGACGAGTTCATGGGATGGAAATTACACAAGAGTCCAATGTCTGATTTTAGAATAACTAAATTCTTTAAAAGCTTATACAATTATATTGTAAGATGGAATAAATTTACAGATACAAATTTAAGTAATATTTTTAGTAGAATAGAAGCTGGGTATTATGCCAATAAACAATTTAATAAAAAATCTTTAGAAGAATTTTATAACACATATCCTTCAGGAGCTCCCTTTACTTACAAAGGTTACAAATTTAAACACATAACAAATGCACAATTTGACGAAGCTGTCAATTCTTTAGTTGCTAATTTATTTAGTGTAAATAACATAAGTACTTCAGAAGATTTGTCAAATTTAAATTTTGAAGAATTACAAGAGAGATTAAATCCAGATGCGATTGATTCTTATGATATCACCGATCAACAAAAATTGGCGTTAAAAGAAATTGGAGAAAATTTTGATAACATATTTTTACCACTAATCAAACAAAAATTAAATGATTACCAAATAAGGGTAATAGATAGAGCAGATTATCAAGATGAAAGAGCTGAAGCAATTTCTGATGGTAATGAAGTAGGTGATGCATTAGCACAACACATATTGAATCCAATTGAAGTATCCAAAAAAGACAATGCTTTGGGTATTACCAAAATATTTATGGCAACCATACCAGAAGCAACGTATGATAATGGAAAATTAGTACCTGTAGTAAGTGAAGTTACTGGATTACCCAAATTCATTGAATTTAATAAAACATGGAATACAATTTTAAATAATTTACATGATTGTAAAAATTGGAGTAGCTTGTTAACTAAAGTAGGGACATACGCTAAACAATATCCATTTTTTGCTTCATTAAAATGGAAATTAAATAAAGTAAATACTGAATCATTGCAGACACAAATAATAAATACAGTAAGTTCTGCATATCATAATCTAGTAGATGTTATAGTAAGCCAAAAAATGCAAAATGGCAAATTTGTGACAACTGGTTATATAAATGATTCAAACTTTAATAGAGCTATTAAAGTTTATCCAGATTTGTGGAATTCGTTATTCCTTGATAATACTAACTACATCAATAGAATTGGAGATAAATTAATTCCTAATGCTTCTGCTATAAAAACTGTTATTTCTGATTACAACAGACTTTCCAAATTAGTTTTAGATGCTGTTAATAAACCAGATAAAAAATTAGCAGATGGGCAAACTGCAAAAGAATATGTTTCTGAAAAATTACCACATCTAAAAGACCTTCTTTTGAAATTGTTAGGATCTGCTGGTATTGATATTGATATAGATTCTTTAAATGATTTAATTATTAAGAAATATCACAGTGATGATTCAACAGAAGCATTTAATAAAATGCTATCAGATACAAAAGGTATATCAATTTTATTTAATTATATATTACAAAATATATCTAACATTGAAACAAATCCTTCAAATCCAAAATATGGTATATTTACATTACAAGAGAAACAAGTTGATATTAATAAGTTATATTCTCAATTTGATATAATTAAACAGTTTGCGCAGTCATACGCTATGCGTAATCCAAATCCTGAAGAATTGGCCGTAGTAAGTACAGACGGTAAATTACTTTATCCTATTTCTGCACATAATTATATGTCCGACATGATCCAGTATTTAAATACTGATCCATCGTATGCAAATGAAATGGCTACTGTAATGTATAATTCTGGTACTAATGGCAAAGGTTCCAAAATGCTTAGTCATATAATAAAGGGTGGCAAATTACAATTGAATACTCTGGTTACTTTCAAAAAAGATAATAGTTCAGATAATGGTAGAAAATACTTGGAAATTTCCCCAGTAGAGGACTATTTTACAAAGATGGTATTTACCAGAAGCGATCATATTACTATGCCTACTATGGGTGATTCTGGTACATACAACACCATAAGTGGTATGAAACTATTTCACAAACACTTACTTGTAAATAATGCAACGAATCAATTAAAATTTGATGATGATGTGTTAGAACAATTTGCAAATTATTTCTTGGCAGAAGTAGATACAATCAAATTAAACTATGAAAATATTGAAAAAATCAATGAAACAAATGCAATAAAGAACTATCACACAGGTAATAGAAATGGTTACAGATTTAGATACTTTGATGGATTGTTGATTGATAAAGAAAAAAACTTCAATGATGCATTAAAACTGGCGGAACAAGTAGATTTAGAAAACAATGATAAAAGTTACACAGCGTCTAAGAAAGTAATAAATCAAATACTTACTGATTTTGTATCACTAAATAGTTCTGAAAGATACAATGTAATAAATAGATATTTAAAGCAGCAGCTATTAAACGAGTTAGAGTATGCAAATGAATTAGGACTTATTTCCTTTAATGGATTTAAACAAGACAAAGATGGGAGATTGCCTATTAAAAATTTACTATTGGATTCTGATTGGGTAAATAATGGTACAAAGGTATATAAAAACAGTTCTAATGAGTATGCTAAGAAAAATGCAGAAGCGATAGCAATAGTTGATATAATTGCAGAACATTTGGTGAATACTATGGTGTCAATTGAAGAAGTTGAAAAAGTATTTATTAAAGATCCTGCATATTATAAAGATACAGTAGATAAAATCAAACGTTTACGTGAAGTATTATCAACAGGTACCACTCCCAGAACACAATTTGATCCTGGCAATGAATTAAATGATTTTACTCAGGTAAATGTTGGTATGTTGTCCGATAATGAAATACCAAGTAGACAATTTACAGAGATAAATGATAAAGCTCGTGAATCAATAGCTATTCAAATGCTAATTGCAGAAGGTAAAACAGAGCAAGAAGCTGAGGACATTGTTGATTCTGGTAAATTAAATACAGATGAATACAAAAATATCTGGGATAAAGCTAATGATATTGTACAAAGAGATTTTAACGGTTACGGTGAAGTAAATCAAACTGATGCGACTGTATTAATATCTCCAGAGATGTACAAGAATTTGGTTAGAAGAGTCGATGGTTGGGAAGCAGATGTTGAAGAAGCATTTAATTTATTAAATGATCCAGAAGCCAAATGGGAAAGTGATCCAGAAGCTTATAGTAAGGCGTTAGGGGTAACAATGAAGCCTTTAAAGATGATGTACTTTGGGGATCATTATAATCATGATCTGAAACTAAATGTACCAGTATTTGACAAGATGGCAATGTTCCCAGTACATAGAATTTTTTCTAAAGGTGATTTAGGAGCTTTGTTACAAAGAATGGAAGATCCTACAAATCCTATTCACATGGTTGCATTTGAATCAGCAGTAAAAGTTGGTCAAGGCAGCAAAACATCTTATTACTTAGATAAAGAAAATAAAGTAATAAATGTGGATGGATTAAACAGTATGATTACTAGAAAACAAGATTTCAAGTTCTTTAGACGTCAGTTAATAACTGATCCCCATCACGCTTCAGAACAAATGTTTGTATCTCAAGCACAAAAAGCACTAATGGGTAACATAAGGGATGATAGAACATACACAGATATATTTGGTAATAAATATAACGGTTCCGAAGTAAAGAAGAATATATATGGTGCCATAGACGCTCTTACAAAACTTGGTAGAAAATCATTTTCTGATGAATTCGGTGTTAAACAAACAGAAGATGGTTATTCAGTGTCTAATGAAAAAATTTCTGAAGTGTTAACAAAAGATGCAGAATCTTCCAACATGAATCAAAATGTTTTAGAAGGCTTGCAGTTGAATGAAAAAGGTCAATTGTTAGTACCACTGTCTGGTATGTCAGATAGTTCTTGGATCGAAAGTAGAATAGTATCATTAGCAAATAAAAGAATTATCGATATACGTACCCCAGGTGGTATGTTTATACAAATGTCTTCGTTTACTTATAATAGTATTGCCGTAAACCCAGTAAGTGGTAGAAAAAGATCTCTCAATTTTGTTAACGAAGACGGTAGTATGGATGCAGTAATATCTATAAACTTATTGAAACATATAATACCTAATTATGATTCAATGTCATTTAACGACGCAGTAGAATGGTTAACAAAACATAAAGTTATTGGAGATGATGCCAAACCTGTTGCCATAGGATACCGTATTCCTGCACAAGGTCAATCTTCTACCGCAGCTCTTAAAATTGTAGACGTATATCCAGAACAAATTGGTGATACTATCACATTACCTGATGAATTTACAAAGCTCACTGGTTCTGACTTTGATATTGATAAACTATTTGTTGCTAGATATAATTTCGATAAAAAAGGCAATATTGTCACATTTAATAACACTCCTGTAGAAGAATTACTTGAACAAAAACTAATCAAAAAAGAAGAAGAATTAAGAAATTCAGGTGTTAACGATGATGAATTTATATCTAAGGAAAAATATAAACTAAAAGAAAGATATAAAAATTCCAATGCATATGATTTAAATTCTGAAGCGGCCAATCAAAATCTTCTTCTTTCAATGTACATGTCCGTAATTACAAATAAGTATAATTTTGCCGAAACAAGATTACCATTGGATACTACTACAGATACATTGAAAAATGAGTATCTTGCAGATATAGATAATAGAACTGGGGAGGGTAAAATAAAACCCTATTCTATGTTGTATTATTTAACTCCACAATTCCAAAGTAGGACTAAAAACGAACTTAGTGGTGGTAAAGCTGGTATCGCACCATTTGCTTTGAACTCTGCACATCATTCACTTGGTCAAACTGTAAACTTAAAATTTAATCCTAGTGAAGTTTTGACTAAATACGGATTAAAAGCTTTAGATGGTATATTTGGTAGAGATGGTGTTAGAATATTAGATTGGTTATCTGCTATGATTAACGCTCATGTAGACGTTGCAAAAGATCCATGGATTATGCGTCTAAATGTAGTACAATACACATACAACATGACTAACTTCTTATTGAGGTCTGGAGTAGGAAAGTCTACATTTTATTTCTTACCGCAAAGCATTTTAAAGGACATTTCTAAGAATGTTGCTAAATTCAATGGTAAATTTGGTGTAAATGATTCTTTGAGCCGTTCTGCATTAGAGAAATCAGCAATAGATGAAGTAGTAAAAGATTATGCAGATAAATTACTAAAACTAAGTGATAACAAAGAAGATAAAAAATTAGCAAGAACTTTTTATAAGTTAAGTTCTATGAAGAAAAAAGATATTAATGTATTTCTTCAATCATTAAATAATACAAATTCTCTGAACTTTGAATATTTGCAAGAGCAATTAACAAGAAAAGAAACTCCAGAATGGTACAAAAATCAACTATTCATATATGCAACATTTGCAGAATTGACTCCATATGCAGAAGCTATGTCAAATTTAGTTAATCTGTCTCAAATTGATACTAAAAAATTTGGTAACAATTTCGGATTACATGAGGCATTTTTGTACAGACTTAAAGATTTTATAGCAAATGATATTTTCTTTCAAAATGCAAAAGATATATTTTCAAAGACATTCTTATTGCAAAAAATAAAAGATGGTATTGTATTTCCAAGAAGAGCGTTTGAAAATGTATTTGTTAGAACAAGTACACCATTTTCTACAATTAGATCAGAAATTTTTGCACTTACTGATGGATTGGGAGAAAAAGACGATTCTTATATAAACAATGTTACTAGAGGTATAGAGGCTTCTTATAAATCTGCTTTTTTTAATAAGTACATTAAACAAAATGGAATCGATTTAAAAGATTTGATGTATGGTCCAAATAGTGTTGGAAAAAGATTATATAGAATTAAAAAAGATGCTCAAGGTGGAAAATATCCAGAATTATTAGGAAGCGATGGTAAGTTATCAAATCTTTTACTTGAACAATTAAATCAAAAGCCGAAACTAAATACTACAGATTTATCATTACCAGATTTTATTAAATATGCAGCTACCAAAAATGCAAATGGTAACATTGATAACATGCTAATTAGAGCATGGGACGAATTGTTAGATAATGATAACGCTGAAGTAAGAAAATTTGCTGAGGATCTAGTAATATATGCATTTTATACCTCTGGTGATAGTTTTGGTGCAAACACTATATTTAAGTATGTAACAAATAGTTATAAAGAGAAACTCGGTTATTTTGATTTTGTAAGAGAGTTAGAATCACAACCAGAGAAATTATCTGAATACTTTAGTTTTGATAATTTCTTTAGAAATAACTGGCATAATGAACAAATAGTACCTACTGTCGAATTATCCAGAGTAAGGTTCGACAGGGATGGAGAATATACAGAGAATGTACCGGCAATATATACAAAACCAGGTAGTAAAAATGTAATGATTATTAATGGTGTTGAATATACGTATCCTTTAATATTTACAAATACTTTTGCTGCAGAATTTGATATTCGTGGGGTAAATAGGAAAGGACAATTTTTGTTTGCACCATTTGTTAAAATCAAATTAGATCCATTTAATATAAACAGTACATTATTATACAAACAAGTTGGTGTGATAGATGGTAAACCTGTTTATATTCTAACAAACAAAAAAGGTGTATCTTATCAAGGATCAATGCTTTCAGAATATACAGAACAATTTGATTCTATTATAGATATAAATAATCCTCTCAAAAGCGGTAAACTTACTACAGATAAATTATATTCTGCGTTTAGGAAAGACCCGTATTTTGAACCATTTTTTGAAAAGATCAAGTACGGTGATACAGAAGAAATAAGCTTACGTTTTAGTCTAATATCGGATATTCATCCATCATCTTGGTTGTTAACCGATCCTTTAGATGTTTCTTTATTAGAAAATGTAACACAAACAAAGCAACTTACGACATCTCAAAATGTATTTGCAGAAAAAGTCGATGAACAAAAACCAGAAACTACAAACACAAAACAAACTTTGTTTTCTGATTTAAAACAAGTGCGTATCAATGTGCCAAATACATTAGTGAGTGTAGAGAGGGCTAAATCATTAATTAATACATTGAGAAAAGAGGAAGCAAAAGGTGGAGACTTGGATTCTTACATTGAGTATGGAGAAATGTTAACGGAGTGGATGGAAACTAAAGCTGTTGCTAACCTATTTAAAGATAAAACTTTTGCATCAGATGTTGAGCAAATATTGAAAAGTTATATCGAAAAGCATCCAGATCTTTTAGGAACTGACTTTTCAGAGTTGGGTAAGGAGGTGAAGTTATCTAATATTTTAGAAAAAATTGTTGAAGATTCTGGAGCTTTTGTAAAAGAAGATAAAAATCAATTGAATTTATTTGATGATATTAGTGAATTTTCTACAGATGAAATGAATCATTGTATAAAGTAATCATATATGAAAATAATTTGTCCTAATTTAAAAAATAAAGAAGTTGCAAGAGAATTTGAAGAATTAAAAAATGCAACTAGTGAAGCAGCGGCTTATCATATATGGTCGCAGAACAATGGTAATGGCATAGATAAGGCTCCCAATGGGGAGCCATCTAAGCTCTTTTCAGACCTTTTAGAGCATTATAATGGTGATAGAGTAGCTGCTATTCAAGCTAAGGCTAGAACTTATTCTAAGAGTTTTAAAGATTGGTTTGGTGATTGGACTAATAATGTATCTACAGATATTGACAGCAAGGATGCCATTGACTATTTATATAGTACAAATACAGAATTATCTAAAGTAGGTGGTAAAGAAGAATATGCGCAGTATGTAAATTCTATTTACCCAAATTCTTTAATTAACTCTATATACTGGCACGGAACAGATTCAGATTTATTTCAAGGTATTGAGAATACTAAAAAAGGTAAAGGGTCCGGTGCGCCAGAAACAGGTACAGAAATGTATTTTAATAAGCAACCTTGGGCATCATTACAGTATATTTCTGGAGTAAACCGAAACATTACTGATACCGAAGGATATAATAATTGGGTTAAACTGTGGTGGGAGTTAAAAGAGGCTCTTGGCAATGGTAGAATGGATACCGATGAATGGAAAAATGAAATCATCGGTCCTAATACTAGACAGTATTCTCCAAATAAAAGAGGCATATTTAATAGAGACAAAGGTGGCTCTAATGGAAAATATTTATCAGAAAGAAAAGCTAGATACGGATACCAAGATAAAACAGATAAAGAATTTTTTGAAGAAGTCTTTGATATAAGATATGGTAAAGAGACTTTTAATGATTGGGTAAACAGAAAAAAATCTGAATTTCAAGATGTTTGGAAATCTAGACAAGTAAAAAAAGGAATGTATCCAGCAGTACTTAATGTACAAAACCCAATTGTAGAAAAAAATCAGAATACATATTACGAAGAACAACGAGGATTATTTACTAAAGCCAAAAGAGACAAAAATGATGCAATTGTGTCTAATGAAGCAAACAATGAATTTGGATCAGATATTGTTGTAATATTTAATCCAAAAGAAAATGTTCATTTTTTAGGCACAAAACAAGATATTGAAAGTTTCAAAAATTGGAAAAGTTCAAACAAAGATAAAACTAATGTATCCAAAGTAGTAGATGAAAATGGTGAACCTTTAGTGGTGTATCATGGAACTAATTATACTATTTCTGACTTTAATTATAAAGATGATAGAGAATTTAATCCAGGGTTCTTTTTTACTTCAGATAAAAATTATGCTAAGAGTGTTGCAGAAGCAAAATCTGGTAATATTATAATGCCAGTATTTTTAAAGATAACAAATCCTATTTATACTGAAACAGATTTAGTTAGTAAAGATATAGAAAGTATATACATATATGAAGGAAAAAGAAATAGTGATGGAATAATTGGTCATGATAAATATACGGGAGAATTTGCACGATCTACAGGTAATGAATACTTAGTAACAAGACCAAATCAAATTAAATCAATAGATAATCAAGGTATATTCTCTACTCAGGATAACAACATATATCATCAAGAATATACAGTTTCAGAAACTCCATCTGGACGTAATAAAAAACTTCAAGAATTATTAAGTGAACTATATCCAAACATAAGTGTATCTGAATTTAATGATCCTACTTTACGAGGACAAGCAATTATCCAGAGTAATAGAGCTGGGGAGGTTTTAATTAACTCTGCATTGGAAAATGAAGACACGTTACCTCACGAGTATGCTCACCACTATATAGCTTGGTTTAGAAATGCTACAATTGTACAAAAAGCGGTCAAAGCATTTGGTACAGAAGAAAAATTAGTACAAGCCATTGGTAAGAATACTGTAAAAGCTACAAAATGGTACAATAATATATGGAACTATATAAAAGGATTGTTCAACAAAAAACAAAAACTTTTAAATGATCTTACTAATGATTTTATGTCTAACACAGATTTAGAGAATTCATACGAAATACTAGACACAGAATACCACTATCAAACTGTAGAAAAAGATAATACACCAGATCAAATATTAAAAGTATATGAAGGTTTAAAGAAGGACATTCAAGTACGTATAAAGGATTTAATGCATTATAAGGTTTTAGATAATAGAAAAATTGATCAATTAAATAATCAATTTTCTAATTTGGATAAAATGGAAGCAGATGAAGCTGTATTCGAATATATAAAGTATATTGAACCAGATATAGAAGTAGCTAAAGACCGTATAGAAGCTATGGAAGCCAAAGTTAAAAATGCTTTAATTAATGATAAACCAATTGATTTAGATATTGAACAATTAGTAGATTTAAAAAAGGGATTCTTAGGTTTTTACAATGCTGCTATAACCAACATATTAAACATGTTAGATGATTATACTGTAGAGCAATACATAAATGATCCAGAACTTTTAAAGAGATTGAAGCTTCGTATGGAAGCAATCAAATCAGACTATGCCACAATTGATAGAAAATATAGATTAATTGCAGCTGATGTGGCAAAACAATTAATAATTGATTATGCTACTCAAAAAGGATCAACTTCTCTAAATGTTT